CCTACTTTAAATTTATTTGTTATGTATTTTTCAGCTTCAGTTAAATCTTCCTTGTGAAATAGTTCTTCACTATCATCGTTGTGAGGATCTTGAGTCATAAGTTTGCCATCAGGCATTTTATGCATAGGGCCAGTCCACTCTTTACCATCCTTTGTATAGTGAGGCACTCCTTTCTCCTCATTTAGTCTATCAAATTCTTCACCCACAATATCTCTAATACCTTCTAACGAAAGTTCAACATTTCTATCTAATTGAGTGATAAGTTTATTTGCTTCTGATTCTGCAGTTTTTTTCTTTTTAGTAAGATCGCCTGCAATTTTTTTGAATTTTGGTTTGTCTGAATCAGATGCTGATTTGTATTTTTTTAAATTGAGTATCATTAGTTTTGATATCTCTGCCACTTTTGTAAAGGCCTTTGATACTTTGGCTGGTGTGACTTTTGATTCTTCTAAATCGTGTAAAAGATCTCGCTTTTGTTTTTCTGTAAGATTGGATAGTTCCTCCTGAACTATATTCTGAATATTAATTTTACCCATAAGGAACGTCTCCTGTTTTTAAATTGTACTTGTGTAGTTATGATATAAATATCAAACTATTTTATTAAAATGTCTTCGTTTTCAACCCAATACCTTCTACCGGACTGTTCTACTGCTATGTTCTTTGAAGTTTTACAGCTACATATCTTATCCATAATCTTAACACTGGTTCCTTTATATAACATTCCAGAAACAGTCTGAATATCTCTTACTATAGTTGCTTTCTTTCCTATTATTGTCATGACTTCCTTATCTTGTCAAACTTATAACCTTCACCCATTAGTTCTTGTGCACTAATTATTGCTTGGTGATGAGACTTAAAAGGGCCTGCAACTCTATTTTTAGCATGATATACAAATACTTCAACTTTGCCTCCAATTGTCTGCATTGAACCATCATTCATCTTTCTACTTCTTGGCATTTCTATTTTCTGACGGATATCAAAATATCCTATTTTACATAAATAATTACCGTATTTTTCTTTTTTACCCAAAATATTCACTTCCATTGTTTTTAGTTCGTATATAAATATATATTTATTTAGCTTTTTCAAGCTTTTTTGCCTTCACCTTGAGTCTTTCAAGCTCAGTCCTAAGTCCTTCTACGACCCAACCGTCTTGTCTATCTCTTGCTGCTAGCTCCATTTGCAAATATGTTATTCGCTTTTGTAATTCTTCCATTAATTAACTCTTACTTTGAGTCCTTTTATTTCTGTAAGGAACTCTTCAACTGTCAATGTTTTACCTTTTTCAGTTTTTATTTTTACATCAGGCAATATCTCTGGCTGCCTGTCTACCATTTTCATCAATGTTTTTAATCCACTACCTGCCCAGAAAACTCCAAAGCCTGTATTTTCACCTAGTATGTTAGAATCAAAGTGTACATCTTTTTCACTATCACCTGGAAGCATTATGAAATATGTCATTTCGATTCTTCTTTGTTTGCGTATTCCATAATAAGATCAAGTGCTTTGCTTTCGAACTCCTTTTGAAGCAGCTCTGTGTTTGCTATAACGCAATGGCCGCCTATCCCATTTTCTGGTGGGTATAAATTAGGCCGTACAACGTTTTGCATATCTAGTCCCATATAACCTATGTTATAAGAAAGAGTCCACTTATTAATAACATCAAAATCTATATTATATTTGTCACACATCTTTTTCATTTCACCATGCCAAGCTATACAAAGACCGTAGTATGTAGTACTTGTTAGCTTTGCTAGCTCTGAAGAATCTGAGTTCTCTACAGGATAAAATATAATCTCTAAGCTTTCGTAGTGCTCTTTTGCAAGTGCTAAATCAACTGAATTGTTATAACCTATAAACTTAACAAACTTTTCTATCCCTTCTTTCAAGTTTGGATGTATACCTCTTACAGGTGAGTGTACAACAGGCCTAGATATCTGCTTTGTTGTTCCTACAGGCACTGTTGAGTGAATTATTGTTAATTTTGGTAAATACAAGTCGATATAACTATTGACTGTACTTATGAAGTTTTCTCCATAAGGCAAACATATATCTAATATGTCTATCTTTCCATGTATTGTATTTACGTTTAGATCTCTTATCATAGGCACAAGACCTTTTTCTTGATATACCTTTGCTAGTGAGGATCCTATCTCACCGTATCCTATTATTCCTACTCTTGTTTTATCTTCCATTTAATATCTCCGTTGTTGAATATCCTTCTATTTTTTCAAAAAATCTTACGTGTTGTGCATGAGCTTCACCTATAACTGTTTTGTTCTTCCAGTCGTCGCCTACGATCAAAACGTGTGGTTTAACATGCTTTACAATGCTGTCTAAAGCATCTTCATCGTTGAAAACATATACTTTATCTATGTACTTTATAGATTTTAGCAATTCTACTCTATCTTCTAACTTGTTGAAAGGTCTATTGTCACCTTTATCTTTTTTAATTTTATCATCAGAATCTATACCTACGTATAATTCTGTACCTAAACTTTTTGCATATTTAAAAAGCTCTATATGTCCTCTGTGTAGTATATCAAAACAACCATTTGTCCAAACTATCATATCGTAACCACTCCTCTTTTCTGTACAACTTCAGAAGCGCATTTGTTTGCAAAATCTATTGAATTGCTTATAAGCTTTGTATCAACGTATTTATATACAAGACCTGCAAGAAAAGTATCACCTGCACCTGAAACATTGGAAACCTTTACAGGATCAGTTTCATATGTGCTGTCTCTATATGTTGCACCTCTAGATCCTTTTGTGACTATAACATTACTATGAGAATACTCTTCGTTAATAATCCATTCAGGTTCGTTTATTTTAATAAAGCTAATTTTCTCACACCAAGCACCTAGTTTCTTTTTTGTATCTAAAAATGTAGGACACTTACATTCTTCTGCAATAATCTTAATCATTGATTTTGTTAAAAATCCTTTGTTATAATCGGATATTACAACTGCATCAAATTTATATTGTTTAAGATATTTTATAAAATCAACTTCACACTCAGCTGCAGAATCGTTTTCATCGAATCTCATAATCATCTGGCCTGATTTCTCATCTATATATCTTGTCTTTTTTATTGGTGAGTGATTTGTTATTATATATGTTTCACAGCTTAATGACTTAAAGTTTTCAACAACATTAGCTGCCATGCCAGGATTCTCTGTCTCACTTACAGGATTTAACACTGGTACTGGCGCCTCGGGACAGAGTCTGTTTATATCACAATAAATAAATTTATCAATACAGCTATCACCTACAACTAATATTCTCATTGACTATCTCCTTTTCTAATTCTATAACTATCGCTATCAAAATGCTCAGTTGATACTTCAAATATTTCTGAATTATCTTCTAAAGCAATAAGCTGGTGTGGCTGTCCTCTTTCTATAGTTAAGCACGTACCTACTTCTATAATTCTTGAACACTCTCTTGCCTTTTCAGTATCAATCCATTTATATTCAAAGCTTCCTCTACCAACATACCAAGATTCTTTTTTAATTACATGATAATGCATTGAAAACATATTTCCTTTTTTACTAAACCTTAAAAGCTTTCCGCAATATTCTTCATCGTTATGAATCCATATTTCTTCACCCCAAGCTTTTTCTACTATTTTAGGTTTTACTATCATAATAATATCTCCATTCTTTTTTTAACTTCGTTAACTTCAGGATTCCAAGATGGTGATGTTATGTATTCCATTTCAGTACCATGAGGATTCCAATCTTTTTTATATCTGTATGTATTGTTTTCGACTCCCCAAGCTATGTGCTTGAGTCCGCAAAGAGATGCCAAATGCATAGGGCCTGATGAAGGGCCTATGATCAAATCGGCACTTGACATATAATCACATAGCTCTGATAGTGGAGTATCTCTAAGATCTACTGTTCCTTCTATGTGTTCAGATGCTGCCTTTAATCCTATACTAGCAAATTTATATTCATCAAAGCTATCTATAATTTCTTTAAACTTTGTATAATCCCAGTTTCTTATATCAGTACCTACCTTATCTGTATGTCTTGCGTGTATGAGAATGTATTTTTCTTTTGTAGGTTTTCCGTATTTTATAAAACTTTGCTCCAATCTAGGGTTCCATACAGATCTGTCTTGTTCTATTGAAGGTGTATAGTGTGTTAAACAATGATTAGGTGGTATATATACACTGCCTTTTTCAGGCATGGGATAATTTTCTATCTTAGATCTATTAAAAAATGAGTCAGGTTGATATCCGCTAGGTGAGTAAGGAATATACTCATCGCAAAAGTCTTCATAAAGAAACTTATTTATTTCTCTTCCTGATACTATAACTTTTTTAAAATTATTTTTTTCAACGTATCTTCTTAATACTCCTTGCCAGCAAAATAATTCCCAACCAAATTCTCCAACCCAAGGTCCTGCAAATAGTGTTTTCATATATCTAATATAACAAATTTTTATGAATTAAGTAAATATTTTTTGTATTTTTTTGTGCCTATTTTTACATCACAAAGCGGCTTCCAGCCTGGCATAAACTTTTTATTATCTGCTTGTGTAAAATACTGATACCAACTTGGTATTTTATCTTTGCTGTGGTATTCGTAAGGAATGTCCATGCCTTCTACTAGGCTTTGAAATGAAGCAGCTTTACCAGTACCAACATCAAAAACCCCTCTTTCTAGCGTTGCTGCATGTATGTTTGCTCTCACTACATCATCAACAAAAATAAAGTCTCTTTTTATATCACCAGGGAATAACTTAAACTTCTTTGCTTTATAAGCTTGGTATGCGATTGATGCCATCTTGCCTTTGTTTTCTTCACCAGGCCCATAGACATTGAAATATCTAAGAGCTACAAACTTTTTACAAGCTTTCAATCCATATTCTTCTGCCAATAACTTTGACCAACCATATATGTTAGTAGGTATACCGTTTCCTGTTCCATAATTTGCTGCTGAGCTTGAGTAAACAACTTTTACATCATATTTTCTTGCTAAATCAAATATAATCTTACTTGAATTATAATTACACTCTAACATCTCGTTACAATCTTGAAGTTCTGTATCGGATATTGCTCCTACGTGAAATATAACGTCACACTGCTTTATTATAGCTTCTATATCTTTATAGTTTACATCATCGTTCCTTTCTATACAGTTAACGTGATATCCTTTTGATTTCAATGCTTTTAATAAGTTTGAACCTATAAATCCTTTATGCCCTGTTAGTAATGCTCTCATATTCCTTTTATTATCTTCCATCGTTTTTTATCCAATATCATTTGCTCTAATTTTGATTTAACACCACCTTCGAAAATTCCAGCCCCACCGTAGTGTATTGCATGAGACATAAATCTGTTAGCACTGCTGTTCCATTCTTCTGAAAACATTGTCATATGATTCCACTTATAAGATAGTTCGTGTACATCATATCCGTACTTGTTTATTAAATAGCCCATGTGAACATCATCATAACCAAATCCTGTCCAGTATTCTCCATTTATCGTTTCATATATGTTACTGTGACACTTTGACGTAAGAAAAAAAGCTGAATCCATATAGCCTTCACTCCAACCTACGTTTCCCCACTTTGATTGAGCTTGCTGCATGCAATGCTGTCTAGCTAACTTCCTTGTGCCTTTATCTTCATAGACAGTTGCAATGCTATCATAAGGCACTATGTTAAAGATATTAGGACAGTCTGGTGCAAGTAAAACATCTGAATCTATATGAAGTATTCTATCGTATTTTTCATGTAATTCTTTATGTTTAAATATTCTATAATGCCATTTTCCGTCACCATCATTACAGTCTGATTTGTGACTCATCACTTTAAATTCTGCTCCAACCTTTTTAGCGTATTCCTGTATTATTGGATGAGTAATATCTGTCCAATCTTTTATGCCTTCATCGGCACGAGTCGTAATTAGTAGTTTCATTTTATTATTCTGTCCATAAACTTTAGTCGTGATATTGTATTTAATTCTTTTTTGTAAAGATCTCTTGTGTTAGCTGATATGAAAAATCTAATCATACTTTCAAATTGATCTGATTTATCTATCTCAAAATACTCTGTACTTCCATTCTGTATGATGTGTATTGGATTAGTGCAGTCAGGTGTTCTAGAAAATACTCTTTCTGCTTTCATTGTTTCGTATTCACTTGATATTGTTATTTCATTTCTGTATGCCTGGCCGAAGCCAAAATTAATAACTGCAGTAGAATCAGGATAAGCCATCATTATAGTACCTTTTTCTACAACTTCGTCTTCTATAAAATTATAATAGCAATCTTCGTAGCTTTTACCTAGTATTCTTTGTACAAAACTTAAAGGATATATAAGTGAATCGTGTATAGAGCCACCGCCTAAAGCTTTTTTGTATCTAATATCGTCTTTGTCTTCAAAATAAGGAAAGTTAAATGTTGCATCTACATATTTTACACTGCCCATGCTTTCCAACAAAATGTCTATTTTCTTTTGTACAGGATGGAATTCGTACATCAAAGCCTCCATACATTTTAAATTTCTATTTTCTGCAATGTTAAATAGCTCTATTGCATCAGGTGCATTTGTTGTAAATGTCTTTTCCATAAGCAGATGCTTGCCGGAAAGTAGCACTTTCTTTCCCCATTCGTAATGTAAGCCTGGTGGCAATGAAACGTATATCATATCAACGTCACTTGCTAAAAGCTCTCCATAAGTATATGGGTTTGTATGATATTCAAACCCCCAGCCAATTGCTTTGTTTATATCTCTAGAAGCAACACCAGATAGTTCAACTCCTTCTATTTTTTTTATTGCAGGTATAACGCACCTTTTAGCTATTGACGAACAACCTAATATTCCTATTTTCATTTTTTTATACATGAGCTATAATGCTTCTTAAACAATGACCAACCCAAGCATCTTGCTTGCAGCATTCTTTTATTTGATGTAAACTCATCCAGATAAAGTTTTCATTAACAATATCTACTTCTTGTGTTTCGTCAACCTCAACTATCATGTTTAGATTTCTTTTGTTATACAACCTTCCGCCGTCTTCAGCCAACCATTTCTTATAATGAACCTTGCCTACTTCATCGCCTTGAAAAAAGTTAAGGTAGTTAGGCACATTGCCTAAATGAGCTGCCTTTATGTTGCTGAATGTTGCCTGTAAAGTAGGGCTAATCTGTACCATGTTAGGATTGCCAGGTTCGCATTTAGCTTCAACCAAATAATGAGGTACACCATCAAACCTTTTTCTTAGCACTCCTAATATGCCGCCGTCCCAACCTGTCTGCTTTATTATAGGCTGGTCCCATCCACCTTTACATTCTCTTATATCAGTTTCGACTCTTAAGCCTAATATAGAGAAAAACTCTCCACTTTCATGGTCTATGCTTCCTTCGTCAATATTCCATTTTCTACATTCACTTAATGGGATTTCTCTAACTGTCATCTCCTTCTTGTTAACGACACCTTGATACCACCATTGTATTTCTTGGAATGTATGCAATGTAGACCAGTCTTTTAATCCTTCAAAGTTAAATTCAAGTTCATCTGAATAGCATTCTATTCCTAAGTTTTTAACGCTGTTTTTATATTCTAAAAACTTTTCTTTATAATCGTTTTTCATAGTTTTTTTGCTTCGCTTATAACGTCATTAATATCTATTTTATTACACCCAGCAGGATTTCTTTCTACAAACATAACTTTAGAATTTTTATTTATAGGTGTTACTGAAGAAGGATTTTTATCGTGGCCATACATCCAATACGTTTCTAGTGTTATACCTGGATGTTGGTATGCTCCCATGATCCAAACAGGGCCTGTGCTTGCAGCAATATAAAATTCTGATGCTAGTGCTGCTTTTATCTGTTGAAAGAAAGACATATATGTAAGTTTTTTATAATTTTTTGAATCATGCAATCTAGGTTCGCTGTCCATACCATAATGAAATACTGTATAGCCGTCAGCTATTAATTTTGTTATCAACGAATTCCACCATTTTTCTGAAGGACATCTGCCAACTTCTTTACCGGCTCCTGTAAAAGGCCAGATTGCAATATTTTTATTAAAATAATCTAAGTTTATATTATTATTTTTACTATATGTACCTTGAATCTGATTTTCAAATCCAACATCGAACCATTTTTCTAACTTGGGCTTCATTTCTTCGTCTGATAGATAGTCTTTCATGTCATATATTCCGTGCATATGTGCAGTTTCTTCTACAAGATTGTAATTATTAAACCAATCTTTGCTAGTATGCTTATCATTTGCAGCATCGTCTACTACTATATCACATTGAGATATTAATTTCTTATCATAGTCACCTAGCTGTTCACTACTCCATCCATCAGTTATTTTTATTCTATCAATTAAGGGATGGTTGAAAAATATAGGCGCAATGAATGAAACTTTTTTCTCTATAAGCCAGTATTTATAACTACCTGGGTACTTTCTTTCAAAATATAATAACGTAGGGAGTGCACAGATTGAATCGCCAACTAAGCCTCCCATACAAGTCCAAATTTTTTTATTCACGGTTTACAGTCTCACAATCTTTAAACAAATCAAAGCTTCTTAAATCAGGATAATAAGGTTCGTTTTCAAATGAATCCTCATTAGGTATATCTTTCTTAAATCTAGGGTAATTCGACATAAGAGTTAAACCTCTTGCTGCTTGCTCAGGTGTCATATATGCATTCCAACCTATAGTCTTTATATTATCTTCGTGCATATATACTTCACCTCTTCCTTCATATCTTGCTCGCTTTGCAAAGTCTACAAGATTTTGATCATCAGTAATAATCATGCCTCCTTTGCCTATAGGTAAGTGCTTTTTAATATGAAAAGAAAGACACATTATAGAATCTTTTATATACATGTTTGATGTAAGTCTTTTTGCAGCGTCATAAAGCGGATAAGGTTCAAGCTGGTATATACCTTCCCATTTATAATCTCTAAACTTTACAGACCCACCTGCGTGGATTATAGATTGCGGTACTGATAGGTAAGTTCGTGGTGGTATTGTTACCTCCTTTACTTTTAAATACTTTGCAGCAATCATTATCGCGTCAGTACAGCTGTCTGTAGCTATAGCATATTTAGAACCACAGTAATCTGCAATGTTTTCTTCAAACATTCTTACTATTTTATACGGGTTGTGTATCATTATTTTCTTCCGGGAATACTTCTATACATAAAACATTTTCATCGTTAACCATTATCATAGTTCCATCATCACATTCAAATTTAGAAAACTGGCCTTGTTTAAGACTGTCAGTTCTTATACCATGAAAAGTTCTTTTAACGCCTCCTACAAAATGTATTATCTGAGTTACGTACTTGCCTTTTTCTATTATTGTTGACTTTAAATTTATCATGATAATTTTTCAACCCAGTAGTTTAACAAATCATTCATAGTTTTTTCTATAGATATTTTAGGTTCCCAACCTGTATGTTCTTTTAGTAAGCTTGAATCTCCTACCTGTACTTGTATATCTATTTCTCTATAGTAAGGCTTGTATATTTCTTGCTTTATATCTTCATAAGGTATACCCGACGCTTTAATTAAGCAGTCTGTATAGTATTGCATTTTCTGGATTTCATCACCACAAACATTATAGACTTTACCATTACTTTTTTCTGTCATCATCAAAAGATAATATGCATTAACGCAATCTCTTACATCTATAACAACTCTTTCAGTTTCAAGATTACCTATCTTCAAAACCTTGTCTTGTAAACCTAATTTCATTTTTGCAATCTGGTAAGCATCAGAGCTAATACTAAATATCTTACCTCGTCTTTCACCTGTATGGCTGAATGCTCTTGTTACAAATCCATTCAACTTCTTGTTTGCAAATCTTTCTTGAAGGTATATATCAATAGCAGCTTTAGAAGCACCATAAGGATTTGCTGGCAATATCTTGCCATCTGTATGTAATTTGGTGCCGTCACACGTATCACCATACACTTCCGATGTACTACAGAACATTAGCTTTGTTTCTGTGTTCTCTAACAATGTTATTATATTCATAGTAGCTGTAACATTATCATTCCAAGTCATTATCGGGTCTGTAAAGCTTGTTGGTGGGTGACTTTGAGCAGCTAAGTGAAATACACCATCAAAGTTTTGTGAAAGCACTTTTTCTACTCCCATATAATCTTTTAAATCTGCATAGTGGAATTGTATTTTCTCTATTTCTTCAACAGACATAATATCTACCAAATCCATTTCTCTACCATTAGCAGTTCTTATAATACCATGAACCTCGTGCCCTTCTTTTAACAATAGCTTTGCTAAATGAGGACCTGCAAAACCTGTTATTCCTGTTACTAAAAATTTCATATTCTTTCTCCTTTTTAATTTGTATATTATAATATAAGCATTTTTCTTGACATAAAAAAATTATACTGTATCTATGTACTTAATTTTTGATTTTTTATTTTTTAGTTCGCTGAAGTATTTCTCTCCAACCCACCAATCTTCCCAAGGTTCCCATATACTATTACCTTTGTTGTCATATTTTTCTGTACCATCTGTAAGTACGTCTTCAAACAACATCTTATATCCTGAAGCTTCAAGTATTTTTATAGAATCTTTCTTTCTTGCATCTGTAACTTCTGAATCTGCATATGAATCGTGTTCAAATGTCATAAAATCAAATGTATAGCCATTAGAGATTAAGAGCTCTAGACAAGGTATCGAAGCATCATCAACATCAAGCGATATATAGTCGAAGTGTTTTACATTTGATTTAGCATCTAAAATTTCTATAAAACTCTGTACAGTAACGTCTGCTTTTATGCATTCGTTTCGTCTATCTGATTTGTTAAATAGATCTATCCATCTCTGTTGAAAATCTACTGATATACCTTTCCACCCTAACCACTCTAATGCTGCTGTGTTATTTCCTTCAAAAGGGTGGTGGCTACCTAGATCTAAATAACATCCTCTGCCTCCAATTAGTTTATGTGCAAACTTATCTTGAAATTCTTTAGCGTAATATTGCATTCGCCCACTCCGTTCTTGTTAAATTAGTTACTTTACTTAATCCTCTATTAGCAATTGTATCTCGAGTATAACTTCTGCTTAGATAGAATTCTATTTTATCTTGCAAATCTTCTATGTCCTTATATATTACCAAGTCTTCTCCATCAACTAACCCTGTAAGTTCTCTACCGTGCCAGTCATCTGTAAGTAAAAAACCTCCAGCTGCAAGTACTTTATATATTCTATCAGAAGCACAGTTATCTGTGCATATATTAAGATTTATTTTAGTCTTACCTACCTCGATTGAATGTTGCAACCCGTATGCTGATGATATTATATTTACATTTTCTAAGCGATCTAGCATACTGCTTCTGTTACCATAGACATTACCTATGAATGAAATATCGTATTGTTTTTTTACGTTTTGAACAATATCAACTGACTCGTCATATCCTTCACATACGTAATAGCTTTCCTTGTTATATTTCTTAGCTAGCTCTAATGTCTTAGGTTTGTCAAAAAATGATTTATCACTGTAATATGTTTTCATAGCCATTTCAGATGTAAATGTTTGAGCAGGATCCATAAACCAATATATTATTTTTTTATTGTTTTTCTTCAACTCCTTCATTGTATATTCTGAAACGCCATTTCCTTTTGCAATTAGAATGATGTCATAGTCTTTCTTTTCCTGAAGTTTTAAATTGAAATTATTTTCTGATCTGTAAGAAAATTCTTCTACATCATGACCCAAGCCTTTAAGCGAATCTCTCTGAGAATTGTTTGTTGAGCCTTCTGTGAATACACCTATGAACAATATTTTCATATTTCTGAATATATTCTTTTTAGTGTTTCTTCTACCTTTATTTCTAAAAAAGATATAAGTTCAATTCCTTTATATTTTCCAAACCATTCTTCGTATGTACAACCTACTCTATTATCAGTCTTTACTTTTAAGCCTAGCATTCTCGCTTCTAAAACTAATCTGCAGCAAGATTCGAATGCATGAGAAAAAAACACGATTCCTTGATATTTAGAAATGGTTTCTATAAGTTCCTTCCATTGACAGTTTTTAACATAATCATAAGGTATTGCTTGAGTCTCACAAAGTTGTATTGCTTTATTGCTTCTCTTACCTGGAACTATGCACCATTTAGAATCTTTATTTTCTTTATACATTTTTCTTATATGGTCGAATTGATCTTGTGAAAACTGAGTACAACCTAGCGTTTCGATATTTTCTATATCTAGATGCATGTTCATTATCTCTGCCTGTTTATGAGTAAGACAGAATACCTTTTTCGCATGAGAGTAAAATGATTTATTAACAACTTTTGATTGAGGTGCAATAAAGCCATCATACATAGCTGTGTTTCTAGTATCAACGTACTTCTGATCACGCTCGATTATTATATATGTTGCTGATTCCTGAAACCACAGCTTAGATTCTTCACTAAGTCCTGCAAAGTTAGAAATGATAAAAACATCAGCCTTATGTATATTCGGGCTAAACGTTTGACTTTTGACAGTTTTCAAATTAACGCCTTTTTCTTTCAGATATTTTATAACTACTCCATCTGATAGCTCTGCACCTCCTATTATTTCATCTTCAAAAAAGTCTGATATGTATATTATGTTCTTCATGTTTGTTATCTTTTAATTATATCGTCGTCAAAATCATAATCGATGAGTTGTACCAGTCCCATCTTATTAAGAAATAACGTTCTGTAACCATTATTGTAAATTCTTTTCATATCTGATCTTAATGTACCTATATAGAATCTCATAGAAGATTGCTCCATTACAAGCTTTGGAATATCCAGAGCTCGCTTTTTATATCTAGGTATTTCTCTAATTCCAGTGTCTCTTGCAAGAGCATTGAAGTGTGTAGTAGAAAATTCATTTAGATTTAATACGTGTGTCACGCCTCTAAATAAAGGATTCAATATTAAAAACATGTAGTTCTTTTTCTCACCTTCTCTGTTTTGGTACAAATTAGATACAACCATACCTTTCTGTAAATCTTTTTTAGGTATAATCAAACGTGAATTCATTTTCATCAAGTGTTGATTGTAGTAATTTGTGCTAGGTATCATTATATATCGCCTAATGCAAAACCTTTAACTTTCTTACAAGCCGCAAGGTATTCTACAAAAAACTCAGCCTTTGACATATCTACCTTAGATTCTATATCTGTGCCTTCCATTATATCATTGACACCTTCTGCTACTGGTGCATAGCACCATTTTATTTTTTCGTTACCTACAACTTCATCACCACTATGCAATGCAACTTTACCAGCAGGAAAAACAAAGCATTCTTTGGTCTGTATTGTTGCTGGGTACCAATATGATTCGCCATCGTCATATCTTAATGTTTTAACTATATCTGGCATTGAAGATTCATATTCCTCAATGTTAAAGTCCGGATGCTTCTTGTAATTTAATGGGAATTCGTTTGTATACATACCTGAGCTCAAGTCCATTCTTGAAACACCTGACTTTTCATCAAATTCTTGCAGTACCATGTCTTTTCCTGTTATCGGACTCTTCGTCCATTCTTCATTATTATTCATATGTTTGTAGCTCTTCTAGTTTAGGGATTTCAAATTCAGTACTAAACGATGGTAAATATCTTTCTAGTATATCACCAAAGCTTTCTGTCATCTTTTCAAGTGAAAAGTTAACCTTCATGTACTGCGATTGTTTTCTTGTTTTTTCTAAATGTTTTTTGTAGTTTTTATGTACGTCGTTCATCACACTAGCTGCAAACTGATAGTTTATGTAAAACCAATTTGATTCAGCAACTATTACTTCTTCCCATACAACTGAAGGGTGAACTTGTCTTAACTCACCTTCCATAAGAATACCGTGTTCTGATAGAAAATCTACGTGTCCTGACCAACCTGGAGCAATTACTGGTTTTCCTGTTAATGAAAATTCAGCAAGAGGTCTACCATATCCTTCACCATGTGTAAAGCTTACCATAGCTTTTATTTTTGAATGGTTGTAAAGTGAATTCATTTCCTTATCAGTTAGATCTCCCCATACTATATATACATTAGGAACTCTTTTGTTTGCTTTAGCAAAATTATTTCTTAGGTCACTTATTTTCTTTTTAAGTATTATTTCTTCTGGTACAGAAAAACCTATACCTGTTTTAATAACTAATGCAGGTTGGTTTCTAGAGGAAAGCTTTGTAAAAGTAGATAAGAACGTATGTATTGTTCCACCTACATCTTTTCTATCGTGAGTAAACTCTCCGTTCATCCAATGGCCACACAAGATAAAGCAAAAGTCTTCTTCTATAGAATCCAAAGTTTCAGCAACTGATTTTTCTATTTTTGATTTCTTATTGTAAACTTCAATATCCACACCTTCAAACAAAACTTCAATTGGTTTTGTGTTAGCTAGTGTTTCTACTATTTTCTGTGTGTTCTGGTCTATCTTGTCGTAAGTGCATGTAAATGCTCTTGCAGAATGATTTGAAGGTACAATATTCATGTCCATTCTGTTCATTCCTTCTAACCACTGAGGTGAAACTCTGTCAGTCTCTATCCCTGCTGTAATTCCAATGTTATATTTACCTACAGCTTGGAATTCGTTAGGAACAGTAACCTGCATCCATATATCTGGCTGGTTAGATATTTCTTGATTTGCTGTAGTTATGTCTAATATGTCTTTGTTTTCTTTTCTTGTTAATTCTGTACGAGGGCAAGTACCCCATCTCTGATCCAAGACTTTTATATTAAACTTGTCTAATGCAATTAAACTTCTTATTAAATCTCTTGAGTGATTTCCATAGCCACTTCTACTAGATGCAGGACAGCTAATTATTATTGTTGGTTTATTCTGATTCATATTATAGTACTCCTGTTGGATATATTGGTTCTGGTTCATTCGTGTTTATTAATTTAAAAGACTTCATTGGTTTCCAAGTTTCAAATAATGATTCAAAAGCTTTTATTACTTTATCACACATACCTTCTTTATTGAATCCGTTTTCTATTGCCCAATTTCTTCCTTCAAGTCCCTTTGCTTTTCTCTTGTCTCTACCCATATCATACCAATACTTAATTCCTTTTTCAATATCATCTATTGTTGGTCTTGAGTCGTAAATGTATGGTGTAACTGGTGATCCTTGTATGCTCTGGTTAGGCCATAACGGATAAGTCCACGATCCGTGATCTTTTGATATCTTACCAGTTGAATTGCTTGGTACTTCTGCTGTAAAGTGTTTTACGCTAAGTTCTTCGCCATTTACTTTAAATCCTAGTTGATCTTGCAGCCCTCCACACACAGTTGCTATAGTAGGTGTTCCAGCCATCATACCTTCCATGTGTGACAACCCAAACCCTTCTGCTGAAGATGGATTGCAAATTACATCTGCTATGTTATATAGTACATTTAATTTTTCATATGGAAGCTTTGCTGTGCTAAATATAACTTTAAGACCTGGATATAATTTAGTTGATACAGCCTGAAGGTCAGTTCCATGTTCGTCTACAATATCAGTGTGCATTAATAGACATACTTTAGTCTTTTGCTCTTCGCTAAGCTTAGTCCAAAACTGTCCAAAAGCCTGTATTAAATCAGAACACCCTTTTCTTCTAATATTTCTACTATTAAAAAAGCAAATATATTCAACGTCCTGATCTCCAAATAAAGCTGTTTGGGTACCTATTACTTCAGGATGTACATCGTCTAAAGGGAAGTACTTTTTATCATCTATACCATGTTGAACATAATGTAAATCTACATCTTCAACTCTTGGTGAACGCTGACATACGTGTTTATTTATATTGTATGTCTGCTTTGATATTCCCATTAAAAGATCGCACGATTCGTAAAATGGTTCATTCCAATGAGGGAATGGAAGATCATCCCATATATTATAATATGATATTGGCGTATGCTGTCTTAATTCGTGTGCCATTTCATATAGCCAGCCCCAAAATCTAGGATCTGTAAAATGCATGATAGCATCTGGTTTTTCGATATTAATAACATCTCTTAATATATCTGGGTTTCCATATCCAGATACAGGTAATACTTTAATATAACCATCTGAAACTCCTGATTCTTTTATTGTGTCTTGTTGCTCTGAAAGATCTACAAAGCCTTTTCCTTCTTCAGGATGCTTTATAGCGCCACCGATCTGAACCCAATCATATTTGTGTAATGTTCCCATTACAATTTCCTTTGACATCGTACCTACACCTGAGTGAAGTCTAATATCATCTCCTAATAATAGTATTTTCTTTTTTGCCATTTTCTATAACCTTTTCTTTTATTGTTTGTCTATAACCCTTGTTGTTAATAAATTCCATTAATGAGATCTTTACTAGTTCTCTAAATGTAATTTTTTCATCTATGGATAATTTCCTAAAACTATCCCATGACTTTATGTCTACTTTAACTGATGTTAATTTTTGTTTCATAACTATATCTCCTTGAATGCATATATAAATATATACCTATATATGTTTTATGAGATAATCACGATGCTTTTTTTTAATTTTTTTGCTTCTTTTATCATATTTTCTGTTCCTGATGTGTGGCCACCTTCTGGTATAAATGCTATTATCTTATCACAGTATTTAGCCAACATCTTATTTCTATGAAAAAAGTTTTTTGGTGCATATTTTTTACCATAATAGTTTTCATGCAATGCCGAATATAAGTTCTTTGGTGTGTGAGCTGGATTGAATTCTATATAATTACAGCCAAGATCTATTGCATATTTTTTAGCATATTTTTCTGCACCTATTAAACAGCCGCCTGAAACTACAGTTAGGTTTTCACCTACTCTTGATTTAAGTGCAAATATTGCATCCTTTACTTTTCTATAATTCTGATATTCTATGCTTCCTATTATACCTATTTTCATACAGCCATTCTTAGTTTAGGAGGGCATAGATCGTGTCGTTTTTTAAAAGGACAATATGTACATCCAGATTTAAGTGCTGGATATATACCATCAGGATTTCGCTTGCCATTTACAAATGCTTTTTCTACAAACTCATCTAGAATTTTTGCTGTTTTATTCATAGAAGGCTTTCCAGCAGGCGGTGTATATATCTGTATCCGCTTTTGTGGAAAATCAAGATTTTCATATAGTTTACGTTTTACAATAAAGTATTCTATATCGATGTCTGATTCTTCTACACCATACTGTTTTGCAAAGTATTTTTTGTATATACGTAGCTGATCACCTTCGCCTTTTTTCTTCTTAGCTTTCCAGCCAAACATAGATGTTTTTATATCTATAATTTTTATCCTGTCACCTTCTTTCATTACAAGATCTACAAAACCCATAACCACTATCTTGTCTGAGCCTTCTACCGGACACAGTATAGGTATTTCTACACCTAATAATTCTGTATTTTTTTTGGAGAAGTAAGCACCTCGACGTTTTTTGAATTCGTCTATAATCTGTACACCATCATTATAAAAGTCATTGATTTCTTCTGAAAAGCTAAAGTGCTTGCCGCCTTGTTCATCGACTGCCTTTTTATATTCTACCTTCATTGTATCTGAAAGTAGCTTGTGAAGATCTAGCTTGTCAGCATTTACTATAGATTCCTTGTACATCCTATCTAGGTAAGTCTGTAGCACCTCGTGCATTGCAGTACCAAAGACCAAAAACATATTAGGTTCGAAGTCTCTTAGTTTATCTATATAAGCTAATTTCCACTGTAGTGGGCAATTTTTATACATATTTATTTGGCTGTAAGATATTGTTGTCTTACCTTGCTTCCTTGCATGTATAGCTAAATCTTTTGGTGTCTTTATGTTCATAATGAGTTTATTTATACTACTAATATACGCATAATTTCCGAGATAAAAAAATTATTTGGTGGTTATTTTTGAATTATTTTTTATTAACTTGTCTAGGTATTGCTTTGCTTTAAGTAAATCTTCCATACCATTTTTATGTCTCCATCTTGTAACATATTTTATTATGTTTCCTTCAAAGAAGTCAAGGCCTTGAGAGTGGGCATATTCCCACATCTCAATTCCCTTAGTATAATGTGCAGGATGCTTTACAATATCATCTTTAACCGTAACTACTTTCTCAGCAGCTGTAGATGTATTCAGTGCATTTGCTCTTACATTTGCCAATGTATTATTAACCACTTGGCTGATCCTTTGGTAAAAATCCTTTATTAATATGTCCACATTCAGTGCACCTGTATATCTGTATAGGTATAAGAGTTTCTTTTCCTGTTGGTGACATCACTGCAGAAAGCTGTTTAAACATGAAAGCTGGTTCGAACGTTTGGCATTCGCATTTTTCACACAACATATCTTCTAAGTCATTTGGATTAATATTCAACTGCTGCTGCTGTGGTTGGTTTAAGTTTATTTCTTTTCCCATTATTTTACTCTTATATATTTTTTGTTATTTCTAATGTACATTGTTCCAATAGGAGCTTGTTTTAGCTCTCTACCTTGTAAGTCATATACTATATTGTACATGCCTTCGTTTTTAATTAGTTCTTCAATACCTGTAGTATTACCTTGTGAATTATATAATACCCATGTGTATGTATTCTGATCAAAAACTAACGAATCGCATTTAGTACATACTTCCATTATACCTGCTTCCCAAAGCATAATGTCATAACATACCTTTAGTGTGTCTGTTGTTAATACCTGTCCGAAATAAGCATACTGTCCATCTGCTGAATAACATGTATTTGAATTACATACTTGCCATAATACCAACATAGAATCTGGATTATGTACCATTGCAGATGTATCTAGGCCTATGCTTAATCCTTGACTTTGATCTGTCCAATATGTTATTGAATCACAGCAGAAATATAATGTTGATTGCTGTGCTTGTGTTTGTAGTCCAAGCGAGACTAATAATATTATTAAATACTTTTTCATATTACATCATCCCCATTCCTGTAAAGTTATTATCTTTTTTATCGCCATCTTTTGACGGTAAATCTGTAAGTACGCATTCGGTAACTAGCATTGTACCTGCTACTGATGCAGCTTTTTCTAGAGCAACTCTTGTTACTTTTGCAGGATCAATAATCCCAGCTTCGAACATATCAACTACTTCTTCTGTTCTAGCATCAAATCCTGTACCTTTATCTAGATGAGATAATTCTGAAATTTTATTCCATATTACCTCGGAGTTTAAACCTGCGTTTTCCATTATTTTGTTGAATGGAGCTTTACATGCTTCCAATACTATTTCAGCACCTGATTTCTGATCTTCATTATCAAATTCAAGTTCAGAATTTATATCTATACCATTAACTATAGTTCGTAATGCAACTCCACCACCTGGTAAGATTCCTTCATCTACAGCAGCACGTGTTGCAGCTAATGCATCATCCACTCTATCTTTCTTTTCTTTCATTTCAATTTCAGATTCAGCACCTATTTTTATTAGAGCAACTCCACCTGATAGTTTACCTAGTCTTTCTTGCATTTTTTCAATGTCGTAATTAGAGCCAGCGCTATCAATCATTGTTCGTAACTTATCTATACGATCTTTAATTTCATCGTCACTACCTTTGCCATCTACAATTGTCGTATGTCGGTTATCTATAGTAAGAGTTTTTGTTTCACCAAGCCAAGAAGAGTCAAAGCTTTCTAATTTTAAACCTTTTTTAGGTGACACAACTGTTGCTCCTGTTAGCGAAGCTATATCTTCCAATATATCTATCTTGCTGTCACCATAGCCTGGAGATTTTATTGCTGCACACTTTAAAGTACCTCTTGCGTTGTTAACAATAAGTCCTGCAAGTGCTTCACCTTCGATGTCTTCTGCAATAATAAACAAGGGCCTATCTTGAGCAATACAATATTCTAGAGCCTTTACAATAATCTTTAAGTTATTAATTCTGTGTTCGTAAATTAAAATATACGGATCTTTCATAGACACCTGTTGATTCTGCTGATCGTTTATAAAGTAAGGAGATAAATATCCTTGAGCCAGCTGCATACCTTCTACAATCTCTAATTCATCTTGAGCAGTATTAGATTCTTCTACTGTAATTACACCTTCAGTACCTATTTCCTCCATTGCATTAGCAATTAGCTGTCCTATTTTAATATCATTGTTTGCTGATATTGTACCTACTTGAAGTATTTCATTATTATCACTTACGTCTTTAGATAATTCTTTAAGCTTGTGTACAATAAGTTCTACTGTCTTATCTATACCTCTTTTAAGCTCTATGTTGTGAGAGCCGTTACCTATTCTTTTGTAGCCTTCTTTAAGTATTGCATGAGCCAAGATTGTTGCAGTTGTTGTACCATCTCCAGCTTCATCATTAACTTTACTTGCAACATCTTTTACTATTTGTGCGCCAGCATTTTCTAAGGCATCTTCGAGTTCGATCTCTTTAGCTACTGTAACGCCATCTTTTGTAGAAACGTACTCACCGTATTTTTCAAATACAACATTTCTTCCTTTAGGTCCTAATGTAGCTGATACTGCACTTGATAACTTTTCAACACCTCTCAGCATGCCACCTCGTGCATCTGATCCAAAATCTAATTTTTTTGCCATTTTATTCTTTCTCTAAAATTGTTATTACGTCTATTTCTCTAATTATATAGTATTCTTCACCATCTATATCTATTCTGTGAAAGCCTGATTTAGGTATCGCTACCAAATCTCCTACCTTTACCTGCATTACAGCTCGTTCACCGTTTTCCAACTGTCTTCCAGGTCCGACTGCAACAACTTCTGCTTGTTCTGTACCTTCGTTTGTTGTATCAGGAATGATTACACCTCCTGCTGTAGTGCCTGTTACTTCGATTTGTTTTAAGACCACTTTAGAGTCTATTGGATTAAATTTCATATTTAACTCTCCTTTTCTAATTGTAATTCATATTCTGATTTTGTGCATGTAACACCTGTTTGCTCTTTTACAAGTTCAGGTGTTGTACATGACTGATTGAAACTTGCAAATTCTGTATGTGATTTCCACCTACCGCAGCCTGCAAATAGACAGCCAAACGCATTAGATAGATAATCAGCCTTAGCGTATTCGCATTTCTTTGTTACGTCACACATAGGCTTAAAGCCATACGCCATTTCAATACCTGCTTCTAACATCTTCTGTCTTAATAGCCAATGTAAACCTACAATGAACTCTTCTTCACAAAACTGTAACCTTCTTGCCATCTGGCCTCTTAGTGAACCTATGGTTTGTTCTACGACATAACTACATTCTCTAGACATAAGATTTAGTGATGATGGTTCTACTTGAGAATCCATATCCTGGTTCTCATCTCTTAATTCTTCTAGCTCTTCCAGGGTTTCCATTACTTCTTTTTTAAATTCAGGATCTTTCTCCATAGTATCCCACACTTGGGTATATACTACGTAGTTAGGTTCTTCACTAACTTTATAATCTTTAAATTTTATACCTACTCTAGCTCTTGAATGCTGGTCGAATTGACATACAGGGGTTCCTGTTACTTTATAAGAGATCATCCCTGAATCTTCTTGGTAACTAAGAATTTCTACGCCTAAGCATTCAATACCTTTTTTAACTATAACTTTATTCATCTGTAAATAACTTTTTATCTGATTCGCTTAGATCTTCGAATTTAATGTCTGTAATATATTTTAGTACATCTTCTGTATTGTTGTGTATAACCTTTAAGTATTCTCCTATCAAAGGAAACTTATCTGCTACAGATTCTATAACTTTTAAATACAATTCGCTCATTGCCCATTCTTTATTATCTATCTGATCAAATTTACCTGACGCATTGAAACCTCGCATGCTTACAAGTGATAATAGATTTTGGCCAAAATGATATGAATGCTGATAGCTTTGAGGCAAGAAAGATCTTGCAGATTGCCAAGAAGCTTGGTCTGTATCTAATGCTTTTGCATATAAACCTTTAAGTCGCTTCATTACTCTTTTCTGCTTTGAGCTAAGCTCATCAAGAGTAACAATGTCCACATCAGATTTGTTATTGTCTCTACAGCCTATACTCATAAAACTAGTAAAAGGAGTTTGTGTATGGTAATCGAAAAGCCATCTTGGCACGCCTCTTACTCTGAATATAAACTGCACCATCTCCCTAGCTTGAGGTAAAGTGTTGTGTGTTAATACAGCCTTGACTACTTCTAGCTTACCTTCCGGTGAAGTAATTGGCCACTTTCGTTCAAACTCATTGTCTCCCCAAGTAGATGTGCTTGTAACAAACATAGACTTATAAGGATTTGACATGTGATCTTCTAACGTGACCTCCACCTCATCTTGTAATAATTTGAATTCTGTTTTTAGTAGTGGCTGTTCTTCAGGTAATGTTCCCATCACAATTCTCAGATTCTCAACCACGTCGTAACTTAATTTATCTTGCATATTTCATAACCTTTTTTATTATATATAAATATAACAAAACTTTCCGATATAAGGAAATTATATTAACTTTTTTATCGAAGAGTTTTTGCTTTTTGTGAAACCGAACTTGTTTTTTGACGAAGGTATTAATACAAATTCACCTTCTTTTAATCCTGCAATGTCCCTTGTATTGAATATGGTAATATATAACTGTTTTAAATCATCTTCTAATACGATCTTGTAAAATTCTCTACCTGTTTTTTTAGATTTCTTAATAATTATTTTATTTATTATACCATACATTTGAAACTGACCTTTATCTAAATCATCAGGTATTTGCTTTGGGCTAGTTAACTGGCGTATTATATCAGGTGCGTTGTCTTGAAAGAATTCTGTATATTTAACAAAAGGATGCTGGCTGAAATAAAAGTCAAAGTACTTCTTTTCAAATGCAAACTTTTCAGATTTCTGCCAATCCTTTTCACCTACATTAGATTCTAATACTTCTTTTACTTTGTCATCTACATTTTCTTTCTTCTTAAGATTTTTACATGCAGTAAGTACCTCTTCTAATATCTTTGAATTATCGAAAACAGTTTTAAAATATCCTAGTCTACACAAAGGTTCATATGTACGTTTCGTAACTTTGTTTTCAATTATAAAATTAACAAGATCTGGTATTGTTTTTATCTGATCTGGTTTAATTGAGTTTATAAGTGCAGCATCTTTGTCAGGCACACCTTTAACTAAGTTTAAGCCGAATTTTATAGAGTCACGTTCTCTATCTATTTCAAATTTATTACCTGTTTGGCCGATAATGAATTCATTGAATCTTATACCTTTACCTTCGATCTGTTTAACAAACCAACTTAATTCATCGTTTGTAGAATGATTAAGTAGTGATGCGTAATATTCTTTAGGATAGTGAACTTTTTGCCACATAGATATATAAGCATTCATAGCATATGCAAGTGAGTGAGACTTGTTAAATGAATATTCAGAATATTTACCTAAAACATCAAGTAATTCATCTATATCCTTGTCTTCCATACCTTTTGCTCTAGCTCCTTTCTTAAATCTATCAAGCATGTCATAAAAATTACCTTTTTTAGCTTGATTACCTTTGTGCAACAACTTAAGGATTTTTCTACCACCATCTGCTTCAGCTAATGTAAATCCACCTATCTGCTGTAATATAAACATAATCTGCTCTTGGAATATTGGAACACCTAGCGACTCACCTAATATATCCCAAAGAATTGGAGATTTTTTGTCTAGAAGCTTTTTTGCCTCTTCCGGATTTTCGCGGTTTTTGAGATATTCATCAATTCCACCGGCCTGGATTATGGCAGGGCGAAACATTGCATTGATAGAAGAAAGATCGATAATATTTTTTGGCTTAATTGTTCGGATTAAATTTATCATATTATCTGATCCAAATTGAAATATGTCCTTGCAGTTACCTGTTTCAAACTCATCATAAACAGCCTTATCATCAAAGTCAGATTTTAGTATCTCTTCTTCTAGACCATATTTTCCATGATCTTTTTCTATCAACTTAAATGTATCATTAATAACCGATGCTGCTTTTAAGCCTAGAATATCTAACTTACAATAACCTAGATCACTTACTTCACGTTCATCTCCACCTTCCTGTACACCGGTAACAATTTCACCTTTCAATCTTAGCAGAGGTATTTCTGATTTGTCTAGATCTTTATTGCTTACAAGTATACCTGATGCATGTCTACCTGTTTGTCTTACCATACCTACCATCTTAGGTGCTACCTTTAAAAACAATTCTTTGTTATCTTTTATAAATGCCATAAGATCTTTTTCACCTTTTTTCTGAGCAATAGTAAAAGCATTTTTTATTTCTATTTCTATAGGTGAGTTAGGATCCTCTCCAAAATATCCTGTAAGTTTATTTGATAGAACAAAGTCTAGTTCATGTATTCTACATAAATCTTTTACAGTAGTCTTTGCACCGAACTTACCAAAGTTTGCGATGTGACATACACGTTCAGTACCAAACTTATCTTTAAGATAACCTTCACATAGCTTTTGAGTATCAGAATCTATATCTAAATCTACATCTGCAGGGTCAATTCTAGCAGGGTTTAAGAACCTTTCGAAAATTAGATTATGTCTAATCGGATCGATCTTTGTAATATCTAGCACAAATAAAACAAGAGAACCACCTGCTGAACCTCTACCTGCACCTGTTGCACCACCTACTTTATATACAAAGTTGTTTAACAGATCATCTAAAATAAGGAAGTAGTCAATAAATCCTTTCGATTTTATAATGTCCAATTCATATTTTAATCTATCTGTATATTCTTTATTATTGTCAGGTAGTAAGCCATTGCCTATCTTCTCAACCCATTTTACTTTAAGCTTTTCCATAAATTCAGATTCACTTTGCTGTTTGTCTTCATGATACTTAGGAAAGTTATCTGGATATTTAGGTAGTTCTATGTTAACCTTGTCGTTTATTTCGAATGTAGAATCGATTGCCAATTCTAGGAATTTCTTATCCATTCCATATTTCTCTGCTTCAGCATATATCTCATCTATCTCTTTGATGTATAACGAGTGAACACTATAGAACCAATCTTCTACTGGATACGATTGCACTGTTTCACGCTGACGTATTACATATAACAAGTATTGGATGTACCAATCATCTTTATTTGCGTAGTGATAATCTAAAGAAAACACAGGTTTTATTCCTGTTTTTTCATACACCTTGTGGTAAAAGTTATTACATTGCATCTGCATATCAAGATTGTTAAGCTGTATTTCAAGATAGAAGTCTTCACCAAACTTATCTCTATACTTTTTAATAAGCTTTAATGCCTCAACCTCATTTCCAGATAATATGTATTGATTCCACTTTGATTGTAAGCACCCTGTAGTAATTATATTATTTTCATCTAAAGTGTTGTATACTTTATCCATACTAGATAAAGGCTTTCTATAAAATGTATCGAAACTTGAATTTGAAACCTTTAATATATTTTTAACACCTTCATAGTTTTTAGAATAAACAAGAGTGTGATTGTTTGCAGCAGCTGATTTGTCTAGGTGTTCACCGGCATCACCTATTACATCGATGGAGCCTTTTTTTAGATCTAAGAATTTTTCATGATCACTATGATATAAATCATTAGTATATAATTCACAGCCTATAATTGGATTTAGATTGTTTTCCCTTGCTTGTGTATAAAACTTAGAGAACGAAGACATGTTGCCATGCTCTGTCAATGATATACCTGGTGCACCTACCTCTTTTGCACGAGTCATTATATCCTCTATCTTTGTTACACCATCTCCTTGTGAGTAAGTAGAATGGCCGTGCAAAGGAACATAGTTTGTAAATTTATTTCCTGTTTTGTACTTTAGTTTGTAGTCACATTTTTGACACATAGTTTACCTTTTTTATTTTATATTATAATATAACAAATTTATGGGAGATATGAAAGGATTTTGAGAAGTATTTTGCAAAAGTTATTAACAATGAGTCCAGGGCTTTAAACCATTCTCCATAAATCTATGAAGAGATGTTATGTGAACATGTATTTTTCCAAACTTATATTCAGGCCAGCAAGTTATGAGTGCAGACATAATCATCATATAAGTCTGATTATCATAGCAGAAATTGTTATCAAAGTTTTGACTTCTTACAAACACATGTATATCTATCTTTCCATCTCTTGCTATTGCCTGTATTGTAGAAAGACAAGCTGTTAAATATGGATTGTCTTGATATGTTTTATGAAGCACACATTGCCTAGACTCTATACCTTTTGTTTCGCATATCTGTAAAATGTCTTCTATGATCTCGTTGCGTTCGATTTCATCGCCTTCTAAAGCAGGAGGTATTTTTTTACCCATAAATCCTGAATCAACCTCTACATCATAATTAAAATTGTATACTTCTCTATATGTGGAACTGCCTTGTGAGCTTAGCAGGCTTTCTATTTTCTGTGTTATTTTCTTCATAATGCTTTACTATCGATAAATATGTTTTTGTTATACCTTCTGCTGAATTCATTGCATCAGCAGGCAAATTGTAGTGCTGATATAAATCATAAAAGTTTTTTGATTTTCCATTGTGTCTTGCAAGGTAGTCACCTTCTGCAATTATGTTTATGTGCTTGCTTAAATTATCACACCCTGTTACTTGCTGTATAAGATATAGATAGTTTTCAAATGCCATTGGTCTATCTTTACTTATTATAAAGTCTTTGCCCCAACCATTATCCATTAACAAAAGAGTAATAAACATATCAGCAAAGTATTCATATCTCATATAGTCTTTTTCTATTTTAGGATCAAGCAGTACATCAAGTTTGCCATTTTCATTAAGTGGAGACAATGTATAAGGTATGTTGTTCTTACCACAATATACTTTTTCTGTTATCTTTCTTATCATAGATGAGTTGTCGAATGGTGCATCACCATAAATAAACACAGGTTTTATAACCATCATTTTATCAATATCCATAGCCTGTTTTACAGCTAGTTCACCTGAGTATTTAGATAAACCATAAAGTGTTTTAGGATCTATTTTTGCAGTTTCATCAAACTCACCATTGTTTTTCATGTACTCATCAGGATCAAATACTGCAGTAGTTGAAAAGTAAATAAGCTTACAGCCTACAGCGTTAGCTACGTTTATAAGATTTTGAGTACTTACAATGTTAGAATTTACCGCCTCGTATGAAAAGTCATCACACTTATCTGTATTGACATAAGCAGCTGTATGTATTATAATGTCTTCTTCTGTTAGTTTTTTCGCTACAAGATCCAATACATCTGTATCAGTTACGTCAACCTCTTTGTCTTTTACAAGCTTTCCATTTAGATAGCTAAAGTCGTTTGTATATTTAGCTAGATCAGAATTGTCCATAATTTCAAATCTTTCTTGATTAGATTCTTTGATTGCTTTAATAATAGACGTTGCTAACATTCCACTTTCACCTGTTATAAATATTTTTCTCATAATTTCTCTTGTATTTTTCCTGCTGATTGATTTATGTCATCAAGCGTAGTATCTATTCTATCTACTTTTATGTCGTATTCTATAACAGCTGTTTCAAGCACATCGTAAAAGACATCTCTATGTTTTTTCCAGTCTTTTATATCCAAATCCGCTTCATCGTGCTGTATAAATCTTTTCTTTACCAAGTCAAATGAACAGTCAATGAAATAAAATTCCTCACCTCTTTTGCTAGCATTTGACCATAGTTCAAAAAACAACTTTTCATTTATGTCTCTTTTATATAACCTGCTATATGCTATCTGAGATAAAAAAGATCTTATATAAACCAGTGTGCTACCTTTTCCGTTTTTAACTACTTGTCTTCTTATCGAGTCTTTGCCTGTCTTATCAGGGCCGTCAATGTGTACTATCCTTCCCATGTCGTCATCTCTTCTGTTATTCTTTTCAAATGATACACAGAAACTTTTCCAAATATCAAAGTCTTGTTGTATACAAGAATTTCATTTTCACTTTTTCTATGTAAATCAAATGCATCTTCTACTACAATATCTAGGCTTCCATAACCCGTGCTGTCTTCCATAGGTATGCAGCATACAAATTCTCTTTCATAATCTTTTACTAACGAGTATGCCCAAACATCTCCTATAAAAGATTTTGTTTGTATCCTGTCTTTTACCAAAGATTCCCAGAATTTTATTTCTTGCTTTGCAGCTGGATTTTCATAGAAACAATAAGTTAATTTAATTTCCTGTACTACCAAAGCCTCCTTCTCCTCTACTTGTTACATTAAGCTCATCAACTTCTTTAAATTCAAAGTTAGGTACAGGCATGACAATAATCTGACCTACTCTGTCACCTGGTGAGTATCTTTCTATATCTGTAGAACAACCTGATTTTTTAAATCTTAATTTTACAGGGCCTCTATATCCCGAATCAACTACACCAACGCAGTTAGCTAGCATCAAATCTGTTTTAGATACAGAACTACGTGGGAATAAATAACCTACGTATCCTGCAGGTATTTCCATAGCAAGGCCTGTGTCGTACTCCATGTATCTAATTTCTTGAGATGTGAAACCTTCAGTTGGAGCTCCATACTTTACTGTCATTGATACTGCTGTTAAATCCATACCTGCATCGCCTAGTTTTGCGTATGTCGGTATAGTTGCTGTTGGGTCTAATTTTTTAATGTTAATTTTCATTGTGAACTACCTCTATTATATTACCGTTAATTATTTTAATTCCTTCGTTTAGTTTTCTATCAAGTGTTTTCTGTGAGTATATACCTAGATTCTTTCTAAGATATACCTTGAATCCACTATCGTGTAACTTGTTTGCATTTTGAATATCATCATCTATACAGAAAGCTACCTGATCTGTATTAAAATTATTGATTATATACTTTTCTTTCTCCTCATCGAATACGATTGCATCATAGCATATGTCATTATCTTTAAGCCACTTTAAAGTATCTGAATATATTCTAAAGTATTTTTTGTAAGGTCTTGCAGTTAACAACACAACACTATATTTTTCACATGTTCGTTTCATAAAAGATTCTACACCTGATAATACTTTTAGCTTAGCTTTTACTCCACATGTTCTGTATTCTGCTTTTATTCTGTACTGCTCTTTCTTATCTACTTTTTCTTTAAACTGCTTAAGCGAATCGTATCCTGCCCATTCAAGGAAACCACCAGGCCAGTCAGCAAGTACACCATCAATATCTATAAATGCTATTTTTTTATCTGACGCCTTGATAGAATCCATAACATCTTCCTGTTTAAATTTAGCTTCGACAACGTTTGACTTGTCAATAAACTTTTCATATAATTGATCTACAGAAAAACCGTTTAGTTGTATAATGCCAAACAAGTATTTTAGCACATCAACACATTCTTCTAATACATTGTCATTAACATCTTCTGTATTTTTTGATGTGTGCATCTTCCAATCTATCTCATCAAGTACTTCATATACCTCTTTAGACAGTGCTAGAACGTACTCTTTGTTCCATTTAATTCTTAGTTCTTTGTTATTACGGACTTCATTAACGGATAATCCTTGTTTTTCAAAAAACTTTTCTGTGAATTCTTCTTGTATCTTAAATATTTCTTTTAATTTATCCATTGGTTTCCCATTTTTTTACTTTATCTAATACTTCGTTTGCCTTAACCTTATGGCTCCACTCTGCAAATCTACCTAGCATTGTTATGCCACACATAGATTCTATATCTTCACTGTTTGTTATTTGTATAGGTATATCTTCGAATTTCATATCTATTTTGTTACCTTGTATGCTATCACCCTCAATAGGTTCTACAGATTCGTACACCATATAGTCTCTAAAATAAGTACACCTAGTCCAGTCAGCATCAATAGAGTATATGTAGTCATAAAATGTAGAAGGGTGGCCAGTATTCATTGCATCGTTAACTGAAAATCCATATTCGCATTTGTAAAAGCTTTTCTTAGAAGTGCTAAGATCTATCTTATACTTTTCACACTCTGCTTTTATCTGAGGTGATACTTTCTTTAATATGTTTAGGTTGAGTGTATTTATAATGCTGCCGTATTCAGATGATGTATCATTTGCAAATTCTATTCTCATCATTTCTGTATCTATAGATTTTACTGACGTTCTTACAAGCTGGCCTCTGTCTTCTATTATTCTTAAAAGTTTAATAAAAAAAGTCTTATAACTATCTTCACCAAACTCTCCAAATTCTACATGTGCAATCTCAGTCTTACCTTCTGAAAGATGACTGCCTTCACTTGATTTACCTCGTGTCTTAAGACTATATTGTTTTTTGAAATTATCATCAGGAGTATCATATACACCATTTTTGTCATGATATCCTATAATGCAATGTTCTACTTTTATCTCAAAGTCATTCATTACTTCCTTAACAAACCACTTCATATCTGATGTTGCTTGTAATAATCTTGGGCCTGGTATGAATGGCATATTTAATTGACCTAAAGGTTTTTCATCTATAACCTTGTAGTCCTTATTGTAATATGCAGCTATCAATCCTGCAGGGCCTGCTCCTAATATATAATTCTGTTTCATCTGTAACCTTTTTATTTATATCTAATATAACAAATTTTTCTGACATACAACTACTATTTCTTATTTTTATATGCACAATGTTTACAATTGTTATTACAACAATGTCCTCTACGCTTGTGGTATATTTCAGTCATCACCATTTTACCTTGATCCCAATAAAATTCATCTGATTTTAGTTTTGGCTTTTTGAATTCTCGGTAAAATAATTTTTGGATCCAATCATCTTTAATTAACTTCACAGCTACCTCCAGCACAAGCCAATTCACCTGACAAGTTAGTGTTGTCATCTATCTCGATAACATTTGATAAATCTACATCTGTCAGCACCTTCATCATTTCGTTGTATTTTTCTTCTGTAATATCTTCAAATGGTGCTTGAGTATATGTACCGCCGTCATAAGGCAGCACTGATAAACCGTTGTAATAATTCCTGTTTTCCCACATCCAATTCCCTGCGTTGTCCCATTCGTTTTCTTTCAAGCTAATAGTTGCAGATACATTGTGAGTATTAGATCCGTTTCTGTGGCCTGGTGTAACCCATTCAGTTGCAACTTTCTTAACTCTTTCCAATGTGTCAAAGGGAGATTCTGTTCTAAGTATAGATCCTGCTGGTGATTTCTGAGGTATTTGAATTACTGCAGTATCATGTGGTCTGAAATATTCATCTTCAACTAAAGCAGGGTGATTGTCTTTTAAGTAATTATAAATAGATTCGTTTTTACCAACTCTTATACGTCTGATATAATAATCGTTATGCCATGCATGTATACCCGAGCTTGTACCAAGTACTAATGATGTTGTACCTGCAGGCTTTACTGTAGTTGTTCGTGCTGATTTATTTATTCCTATTATTTTTGCTATTCTTGTATTTTCTCTTTTAACTATGCTTGCAGCTTTTTTCATATCATATCCTAAAACTGTTCCACTTCCAATACCTGTCATCGAAACGCCAATAAGTGCATCCTTCTCTGTTGTTTCTCTCCAAACATCTCTTAAATAATGGAAGTCTGTATATCCAGCTTGAAGCGTGCCTACAAATGATGCAGCTTTAACTCTTTCATTTAAGTCTTCTTGATCTTCTATATTAGAGACGTTAACTTCACAAAGATTGCAGAACTGATTTGGTCTTAATGCTATTTCACAACAAGGATTTGTTCCCCAATCTTTATCGTTGTTCAAGTATATACCAGGCTCACCAGCACCAGACAGCTCAACTCGTTTCCAAAGATCCATAAAAAATGATTGAGTTATTTTGTGTCTCATTAAGCATGCTGAATTGTTTGCTCTACCTCTTTGTGGATTTAACTCCCACCAATTACCTGCTTTACACGATATCATTGCATCATCATCTGCATTGAACAAAGAAATTAATGCTGCTCGCCTAATACCACCTGCTAATACAGCATCAGCTATATGGCATATAATATCATGAGCTTCTAATGTTGTAAGTCTTTCACCTGTTTCTTTTGAATCTAGCATACCTGTAAGTTTTAGAATGCATTCTTTTAGCGGCTGTGGGCCTGGAGCTTTACCACCTGATGTTACTAACATTGCACCTTTAGGTCTTACGTCTGAATAGTCGAATATTACTCTACTACCTCCACCATTCATATATGATTTCATAAGAACTTTGATTGCATCAGCCCAACCTTCAATAGAATCGCCAATTAAAAACCTTCTTTTTCTTTTTGGATACGGCTTTTGTATTACAGGAAGTTTTGCAACGTGATGACGCTGCACAGAATATCCAACTCCGGTACCACCTAACAATAAAAACATAGTCTCACTAAACGCATCAATGCAATCAATAGGAAGATATGCACAATTATAAATTCTATTAGGAGATATTTCTATAGGCTTTCCTCCAAACTGCAAGCTACGCATAGATGGTAATATTTTCTTATCATATACAAATTTATAATTTTCTTCTATCTCATCAGCCAACATAGGAAATTTCTTCTTATGCATTTCTTTATTTCTTGTGACAAGCTCTTCCCACGTTTCTCTTCTGTTTAACTCTGGTACATATTTTGCGTACTTCATGTAAACTGTAATTTCTGATAGTATTTGATTTGATATTTCCATTTTTCCCTTTATTTAATTATTCTGTTGTGATCTGACTTAAATCGCCAACCAGTGGTTGGCATAGCTAATATAAATATATTAGTCGTCAAGTTCTTCGAACCTCTTTTTCATTTCTTTTCGCAAATATTCTTGATGATTACTCATTTGAGTTGTTAACTCTTTACCTGTAACAGAGCTTTCATCAAATATGTTAAAGCTACCGTTATTTGTATCTATCTGACTTGGGAAAGTTATTCCATCAGGTCCAAATCTATTTTTAATAACATGTATTCTACCAGTGCCGCCTACTTTATCTTCTATCTTTCTAGATAGTGACATTACAAAATCAGCTGTCATTATCTTTGAATATGATTCTGCAATCTTGTCTGCTTGAATTACGTCTTCTTGCAATGCTGATCTGTTTGCTTGTGATGCTGTCCATACCGGCACATCTAATGTACCTGCTAGACCTCTAAGTTCTTCATAAATGTTACCTAGCTCTAGTCTATAATCCTTCTGACCGCCGTTGCCTCTTAATAAATCTGCATAATCCAATATGATCATATCAGGTTCTTTACCTAGCATCCTGTATCTTTCGACGTGTGAAGCTATTGTAGATATTGCAGCTGTTTTAGTTGGGTAATACTTTACAATAAGGTTTCCTGGTATCTTTTCAACTGTTTCTTTTACTGCATCTATATTATATTTAAGTTCTTGATTTGCAATACCTGTTATAACTGAATCGTATCTTAATCCTACGTAAGCTTCGTTTAGCTCTAAAGTATAGTGAAGTACATTTTTACCTTGCTTGATAACATTTGCTCCTAAGTTAACTAATAAAAATGATTTACCAATACCTGCCGGTGCAACAACAACTCCTAGCTCACCTTTACCTAAACCACCATCCATTAAGTTATCTATAACATCCCAACCTGTTGGCAATATATGACGAGTAGCTTGATTATATCTATCATCTACCATTGCAACGTAATCATGACCTACATTTCTTTCAGTACCTGCAGTCATTGCTGCATCTATCTTAGCTTTTATAGCGTCGTATTTTCCTGCACTTAATAGTTCTACTGAATCCATAATGGCATGTTTTAACACTTTGTTTTTACAAAAGTCAAGTGTCTGCTCCATTACAAATTCTAGATCTTGTGAGTCAACGTACTTAAATGTGTCTTTTACATTTGCAATGATGCTTTTCTTATATACATCATCAGTTATCTGTGATATCTTTACTTTAAGAACCTCAGCTGTTGGCTGTGTTTTATATTTTCTAAAATAGTCTTTTATAACAGTTACCAAAAACTGGTTAGATTCATTTTCAAAATATTCAGGTTCAAGTATATCATCTATTTGCTGAAGGAATTCTTTGTTTTTCAACAAACATGTTATAATTTTTATTTGGAAGGTGTAACCAAACTCGCTTAATCTATCACTCATATACTTTTAACCGCCATTGCTTCTAGGTGAGAAAAACATTGCTTTAGCCAGAGGTCGGGATTTCTAATTGCAGAATTTGTCTTGTCTTCTAACATAAGCTTTTGAAATTTATATTTTACTAATCTGTTTATGGGTTTCCTAACAGCATCTATAATTCCTGATTTTATACTGCCTGGAATGTCAACATCACTTAGCTGCATTAAGTCATAGTTTAATCTTATCATAGCTTCGTTATTTTTTATGTCTGCAATTACTTTTGAATCATCATCGAGATTTTTAATGTGATCAATCATTTCATCAAGAGTAAGCTTTTTGTCTTCAAATAATATAGGAAGTTTTTTCTTAAGTGTTTTAACACCTACGCCTCGTATACCTGGAATGTTATCAGAAGCATCACCTTTCATTGTTCTATATAATAGAAAGTTGTGAGCAGGTATTTCAAAGTCTTCTAGTACAGAATCTTTAAAATAATATTTCTTTTTAGTAGGAGACCATACCTGAACTCTATCATCTACTAGCTGGAGAAAGTCTTTGTCTGTTGACATTATATAGAAGTGGCTTTTAGGATATACCTGCTGTGATAGATATGCCATAGCATCATCAGCTTCTATATTTTCTGGTGCTATCACTGTCATTGGGAGTGTATCAAGATATTGAGTTAATCTACGAATTTGATTTTTCATAGATATACTTTCATCTTCTTGATTGTGGAAGGAGTCTAGACGAGTTAACCGCTTTCTAACTTTTCTGTTCGCTTTGTACTCGGGAAAGAGTTTGCGTCGTTTACTAGAACCACCTTTGCCATCAAAACAAATAATAACTCTACTTGGTTTGATGTTTTTTATTGCATAACCTATAGACTGCAGAAAACCCGTCATCCCTCCAATATGTATACCGTCCTCGTTCATACTAGGGTTGACGGCAAAAGCCCTAATAAATGTATTTAATCCATCAATCACTAATATTCTGTCATCAGGTGACTGATTTACCTGATCCTCTGGTTTGAGATTTTTCAGGATTTCTATATAACTTTGTTTCATATATCTAATATAACTAAATTAATTGACATATAAAAATAAAAAACGTACTAAGTAGGCAGTTTGTTATTTTATTTCTATAAACTTGGCTTTCGCCGTTTCGAATTTTGGAACCGTGATTTGTAGTAAACCATTTTTCATTTGTGCATCTAGACTTGATAAATCAAAGTCCGGACTAACCTTCCATCCCATATCAAAGCTACGCCTTGCAATTCCTCTATGAATATATGTTGGTGCTTCTTGATTTGATGGGTTTGATTCTACTGTAGGTTTATTGTAGGTAACCTTTAAAGTGTTTCCTTCAACTAAAACTTGAGTATCGTCTTTTTCTAGTCCAACACAAGCAATATCAAAGCATAGTATGTCGTCTTGAACGAATACGTCAACTGGATAATCAGGCTTTGAGTCCATTGCTGAACCAAATCCTACGTTTGTGTCGAAAAAATTTTTGAATAATAAATCGGTGGAGAAGAGTCTCTCACCTAGCATGTGTCTTGTCATAATAATCTCCTTAAATAATTTTAATGTTAGCGCCTACTTAGTACGTTTAACATATATAAATATACAGCTACTCAGTCTTATTTCTGAAAAGCTATATGAAACATTTCTTCACCTGCCTTCCAATTACTTCTCTTGGAGTCTTTGCAGATTGCTATTGTGTATTTTGATCGGATATCAGAAAGAGCGTTTTCCACATCCCTGCTATCTTTAAGATCTCTAACAGTAACTGTAGTATACGTTTTAAACCTACCTTTAGAAGGTGCTTTACGATCTTTTCTTATAGAAGCTTTAGCTCTATCTTCATCACCTTGCTGCAAAGCTCGCTCAGCTGATGATATTGATGGAGATTTTTTAGTTGCCATTACTGGCTCCTTAGTATCAATTGTTTTTTGATTCTGTAAATGTACTGTTAATCTTTTCATAATATCTTTTTTTTATTTTTAAAGTAAAGGCTCTTAGTTGGTTAAATTAATCTTTATCATAGTGAGGATTTTTAACTCTTAACATTCTACACCACGTGAAGGTGGCCTTGTTTAGTAGAACAAGGTGTATATTACAACACCTTTATTACATCAGATTTTTTGACTTCGACAACCTCGAATTCAATTGAATCGTTTGCAAAATCTTTGTTTACAATTGCCTCTGCATCTGTAACTGAGACTGCTGAAACTAAGTACGCTTCTTTCTTCCATGTAACTTTTGTTCCGTTATCCGTTGCTACCTTTACTCTTGCTAAATAATACATATCCATAATTTTCTCTTTTATTTAATTAATATAATAATAATCCATGCGGTGGGATTCGAACCCACAGTTTTTCAAGTACAAATTTGTAGGCTAAAAACTTAAAAAAAGCCTTATAGTTCCTGTACTCTTGAGGAACTTGGGGTTGCTATTAGCACCGCCGGTACCTTAGTTAGCTACAAGTAGCTTATAAAGGTTGCGTATCTCCAAGACAGTGTATTCATGTTTTATATACATGTCAACTATCATTCCGCCACGCATGGTTATTATTATCCTATTGGTACATCATCATTTCCAATTTCAATATCATCGATACCTATATTGTCAGTGTGATATGCCATTACTAATACTTCACAAATTTTATTGTAAATTCTTTTTTTCCTATCTGGATCTGAAAGAATTAACCTTTCAAAGTCTTTTGACAAAAACTTTATCTCCTTACCTGATACATCATCAGTGTAAGTATACCATGACCCACCTTGTTTTATAAGATTATAGTCTTTTAATACTTGTAGCCATCCACCAAAATCATCAATTCCAGATTCAAAATAAATATTAAACTCTGCTTCTCTTAAAGGTGGTCCCATTCTGTTCTTGACAACCTTTGCTTTTGTCTTAATACCTATAACTTGTTCTTTACCGTTAATCTTAGCTTTTATCTGTCCTGCTGCTTTCAATCTTAATCTACAACTAGCATGAAACTGAATTGCTTTACCACCTGATGTAGTATATTTGTCTCCAAACATTACACCAAGCTTTTCTCTTAGCTGATTTGTAAATACCAAACATACTCTTTCTCTACCAATTAACTGAGTTATCTTTCTCATACCTTTTGACAACACGATAGCTTTTGATGTAGCCCAACCTTCTTTATCATAGTCTTGAGCCTGTTCAATCTTTGTTGTCGCTGCAGCTACAGAATCCACTGCAATTGATACAAGTCTGTTTTTGTCTGATTCTTTTACTTTTAGAATTATATTTTCAATTACTTCAAAAATATCTTCTACAGCTTCAAGTTGAATGTATAACATCTTACCCATATCCATACCTATCGCTGTTAAGAAGTCCTCGTTCATAGCGTTTTCAGTGTCAATGTATACAGCCAAGCCTCCCATTTTTTGAGTGTTAGCAAGTAGATGAGCGGCTATAAGTGATTTACCAGAAGCTTCCATTCCAGTAATTTCTGTAATTCTACCTACCGGTAAACCACCATTAGCTCTATTAGAAATAGCTAGGTCAAGTAAAGATGAACCTGTACTTATCCATTCAGTCAAATCGGTTGGAGTATCTTCCGCACCATCTAGAAAGTATGCTACTTTCATTCCTTTGAACTGCTTGTTTAATGAGTCAGCTAATACGCTGGCCAATTCATCTCTTTTGTTTTTCTTATCCTTTGCCATACTCTTTCTCCTTACTCGTTAAATAAATCATCGAATGCAGATTCTACATCCTTAGTTGATGATACGCCTGTTGACTTTGATGTTGATGCTACTGGTGCAGTTTCTTCACCGCCGTCTGGGTTTAACCATTCTTCCAATACAGCTTTTAGATCATCATAAGAATTCTTTCTGAATATCTCATAGATTTCTTTCTGTCCACTGACAATTTTATCAGCAACGTTTGTGTCAGCTGTTGCAGCTGTTTGGTTTGGTTTTACACGGATTACAGTTTTAGGATAGTTTCCTACTCCTTCTGCTGGTGTGAACTCTAATGAGATATCTCTACCAGATTTTACATCTGTGATATCACCATAATCTGGATCTGAAATAAATCCTAGCAATTCAGTATATACCTGCTTACCAAATCCCCAGTACTTAACACCTTCAGATTCCTGTCCTCTAACGATCACCGGTACATAACATCTCATCTTTGGTGATAATTTTCTTGCCAATTTAAAGTCATCTGATTTTCCAGTTGCTCTAAGTTTCTGTGCAAATTCTTCTACTGGATCTGGTTCACCATAAGTAATTGGTGATAGATAATTCTTTTTACCTAAGTCATAGTGAAAATACATTTCGATGAAAGGATTTTCTTTGTTATGCTGGTAAGGTACAATTCTTACTTGGTTTTTACCTGGTTCAGGTTTCCACAAGTTATCTTGTCTTCCTGTTTGTGTTTGTAAGTTGTTTAACTTACGTCTGATTGCGTCTAAATCAATAGCCATTTTTTTCTCCTGTTTAATTATTATTTAGTTAATATAACAAAAATAAATTACATTATATAATTTTTTATAAAGTATTTTTGTATTTTTTTAGGTAGCCTTCTATGGCTAATTCCTTATGTTTTGCTTCGACAACAACATCAATGTCTAGTCCGTAGTCTTGTATTTCATCTACGATTAGATCTGAGTGTGCCTGTACTTTTATTTTCTGAGTTTCCTTATATAGCTTTTCCATAGTAGGATATCCAGCTATATCGTTTATTGTAATTTTACTGTTTTTAAGAAAAGCTTCAACAATTAAGCCTTGTTCGCGCCTACGTGATTCAGAATAGTGAGTGCAAGGTTTTACATCACCCCATGTAGATGCTGCAAGTTTTAGTGCTTGTTCTTCTGTGAGGCCGCCTGTGCAGAATTGGTGGTGGTGGTAATCGAATACAATAGGAATTCCTACACGTTTGTATACATAATCGTATAAGTCTTGTACAGAATACATAGATGCCTTATCGTCGTTTTCCACTGTGAGCCTAGATTTCGCTGATTCACTTAGCTTTTCAAAGTTATTGCAAAATCTAACAAGTGCAGTTTCCTTATTACCATAAGCACCACCAACATGAATATTAATCTTTGCCATTCGTGAGCGAGGTAAACCCATAAGGTCCATAATCTGGCCTGATTTGTTTAGTTCGTTCCAAGCACCATCTACAACTTTTTGATGAGGTGATGCAAGTACTGTAAATTGTCCTGGGTGGAATGAGAGACGCTGTCCATAACCTTGTGCAAGATCACCTGCTTGCTTTAAAAGCTTACACAATTCATTGTAACCTGGTAAGTCTTTGAATTCGTATTCAGACATCCAAGGGTATATTTCGCTTGACATACGGAATACTTTTATTCCATTATCCTCATTCCATTGAATGATCTTAATAAGATCTTTTGTATTTTCTATACACAATTCAGACACATAGTCTAAGCCTTTTGCATCGTATGTTCGCCTAATCATTGAGCGACCTGTGTATATACCTTGTTTTCGTAAGTGCATGTTTATACATGCGTATCCTAATTGTTTTGCCATATTCTATAATATAATAAATTTAATTGACATAGAGAAACTATTTCCATAATATTTGTATACAAACTAATGTTGTTGCTAATACAAGTGATATTGCAGTTTTTGTTGTTATGCCTTCGTCCATAAAAAACCAAGTAAGTAATACAAATGATATCATACCTGTACCAAAGCCTATAAATCTACCAGGCCACAGTAGACCATCGAAGTGACCTACGACGTGCTTTGTTGCTAATATAAACATATATGAAATTACTGTTCCAAATGTTATCGATAAAATTAAGGGATTTTTGTCAAACCATTTCCAGAGAAACTGGCCGTTTGTTTGTATCCAGATCAGTGTCTGGCCTGCAAAGAATAGTACTATCGCTAGTGTCAATTGTTTCATTCGTTATTGTTCTTTTGTTATTAAGTAATTTTTAATTATATATAAATATAACAAATCTTTCCGATATATGAAAATTTATATGGGTTTTTTTTATAAAGTTATTAACAATTATTTTTTAACTTTAATGTAGATTACTTCCTTTACAGAAGTATCTATTCTTCGCAAACCTTCATCGTTGGTTACAAGTATAGAATTTCTGTAGTTGCTCCATTCTAACTGAAACCTAGTATCTAGTACTCCATTGTTGCACATTTTAATACATTCATTTAATGCGTTAATAGTATACAGTGTGTTAGTCTGCTTTTTTCTATGTAAAGATATAGTGTCTGATATAATTTCTACTTGCTGACTTGAGTCTATATTATATGTACACATTAGTTCTGATTTGTTTTCTTCATTGTTTAATATGAAAAGTTTGTTGTATAGAATATCATATCTATCTATTATCTTATCTACAGTTTTTGTAAGAAACTTTGTTTTAGTGAAAGTACATAATAACTGTGTTTTCATTATATGTCCCCACCTTTAGTTTGACTTACAGGATTTATTAGCAATCTGCAACCTATCATAAGTCCATCTTTTACTTCAACCTTAGATGCTCCTGTGTATCTTGCTACCATGAATGGCTCATATTGCTTTCCAAATGAAGGGAATTTTTCAACACCTCCATATATTTTAGGATTCCACATAATATGTCCTGCACTACTTACTCCTATATGCACAGCTGTAGCGTCACCATCATCGTTGATAGCAAACCCTACAGAAAATGCAGTGTTATCTTGCATAAGAATATGGCAATTATTTATTCCAGCTTTACCTGTAAAATAATCGTTTCCGAATATTGACATCATTGCAACTTTCTTTCCTACGTCACCAGCTTTAAGTACAGATCTTCGCCTTGACCACCCTGAACCGTTTTCTAAAACGTAAAGATTTTTAGGCTTCAGCTTTCCTATTTTATATGCTTGGCTCTTCCATAGCTCATCATTCTGATCTTTAGGAATAATTTCTTTTCCATCACTAACAAGTATCCAATTCTTTCCATCATTCTTCAACTGCGTTACGTTCTTATATACTACACCAGATTTTGCAACCTCTTTTTTAGTAGCTTCTACGAAGTCATCAATCATTTTTTTAACACCAGGCAAGTCTTGCATCTGTGCAGTAAATTTCTTATTATAGAAACTAGATATAGAACCATATTGTTGAAACGATGCTTTTAATTCATTTCCTGATGGGTCAAACATAGCTCCGTGTTTGTATGACATAAAAAAAGTTGGTTTACCACCAATGCCAAATGTTAAATCTGCTTTTGGTACACCTTTAACTTTAGTACCTCCTCCAATTTCCACTCCAGTATCTCTACCTTTAATAAACAAAGGAAGTGATTTTTTCTTACTTAAGTATGTTTTCATCCAAATATCAATATTTTCTATTTGCATGTTTTCATATCCAATACCTGCAGCTACTTTTGATTTTATTTCAGCACCCATCTGGATAAGCTTTAATATTGTGTGTACTCTGCCTAAGTGCTTGTCAGAACCTTGTTTAACTTTTTTTGCTAACTGACATATTCTTTCTCCATACTGAGTTCTTACTTTGGTAACTGAGCCAGCTGTTGTAATTACCAGTTTTCCCTGTATTGATATTATAGCCTTAAGATCTGCAAGTGTGTATTGTTTCTTGTTAGGATCAAATTTGTTACCACTACCTGCTGTTAATGAACCAGGACTAAGTGAAGATATCTTGTCAGCATCTTCCTGTGTTATATCTGTACCTCCTACTTGTTTTACAATAGAAAGCTCAAATGTTCCAGCTCCTTCGTTTATACTTCTTATATATGCAGTAATAAATTCTTCAGAATATTTGTGGTCTCTAAGAGTTGCCTCTAGCAATTCAATATGATTTCTATTTTTTGGGTCTGGCATTCCATTATTAACTTTGTATGCCCAATCTTGTATTAAATAGTCTGTGTTCATGATGATCCCTTTATCTATATAAATATCAAATTAAAGGTCCAAAGACCTCATGTTATGATAGTCCCTACCTATCTTAACTTTAGTAGGCAGCTCCATTAATTTCTTAATTTCACTTAGGATTTCCTTGCCATCATCAGAACTAATATCAAATACAAAAGCGTCGTATACATAAAGTATAATTTTACTAAACTTATTTTCTAACATATCTAAAATATTCTTTAGAATTCTAGAATTAGTTTCTGTTTCCAATGCCTGTATATAATAGTTAAATAGTTTTTGAGGATTCATATCCTTGAAATTTCTTTTATAGAACCTACGTTTTAAAATTGGTGTTTCTATGTAACCTTTACTATTATAAATATCCCACAATTTAAAAATATATTCATTTGTTCGTTTAAAATAATCTATATGCAAAAATTCTTTTGGTATACCTCCGTATAATATCTGAAAGCTTATTTTTTTCGAATCTTGATATTGCTCATCTGTAAGTTCAGCTGTATCAAAGTATAGTTTTCCTAAATATCTATGAAAACTTCCTTTAGGCTGCTCTATATCTACTAGGTTTGCAATCAATCTCAGGTGATATGCATCGTAATCTAATTCTGCTATTATGCCTCCAGGGTGTCTACTTATATATTTTGATCTTGTGCCGCTTTCTTTGTTAAGTCCAGCATAGTTTATTCCATTATTTGAATTGGAAGGTCTACCTGTTGTGGTAAACAAGTTGTATTTCGTGTATTCAAATCCGCTTTCAGTCCAAAGTCCGCTTTTTTCAATTTCTCTAAAATGCTTAACAACATTATCATTATATGATTTGACCATACTTTCAGACACATCAGGAATCGCATGCGAAAGAGCGTCTAAATGATCTTTTTCTTCTCTAATCTTGCTCTGAGGTATGATGTCATATAGATTATATCTGTCTCCGTATAACCTTTTATAGAATGTGCTTATTGGTAGATCTATAGAGTCATTGCTCATAGCTTTGTTGTAATGAAGATAATATCTTACTTGTAATTTATTGCGAAGTTCTGTTAACATGTATCTAATATAACAAAATTATTTGAAATAGAAAACTATTTAGGTAGTTTTATCTTAGGTCTATAGAAAGGGTCATCGTTGACATCGTATATATATTTAGCACACCAAAAATTAGCTTTTACATTAGCATGAAACTTAGTACAGTGTCCTTCTTCATAGAAAAAACAATTTTCACAATTCTGATTAGGTGGTATTAGTTTGTTAACTTGTACGCGACCTAGGTTTCCTTCTTGATATGCTTTTGGAAGGTTTGTAGGTACCAACATAACACCTCCTTCATATATTCTTCTACCATCAGGGCTAGTGTCTATCCCTAAAGGATTATCAGGCCATTTCATATAATCAGTAGGTAGTACGAATTTATGTATATTTTTTATTGTTTGCTTAGCTTCCAATATAGATTCGTAATTTAAGCCTACTGCTCGAACTGAAAGTTTTAGTTTTATTTCTACCCATAATGCATTTTTGTGATAAGGTGTACTGTCTTTTTTAAAGTATTTGTATTGATCTTTTGTTACTTCGCATATAGCACCTGTGTTTTGTATTTCAGTAAAGTATCTTGAGTACTCACCTTTTTCAACTTCTTTCTCTGTAAGTTTGTGTTTGTATGGTACAGGTTCTATAAAGTTTCTATTGTACTCTGGCTTTATTTCGTCATATAAAACTTTTTCTCTAGAAACTTCGAAAGGATACAGCTTCATTGTCTTCTGTACTTCTTTTGTCATATCATCACCGCCAAATGGAGTTCCAGCATAAAATACTATAGATCCTATGTATTCTGTATACTTACCTTTTTCATCTTTAGTCATCCACTCTTCACCTGGAGTAAATCCTTTCTTGATATATTTCTTTTTATATACTCTCATAATTACCCTATTCTCAATGCAGTTTCTATACTTGTTGTCCAGTCATCTTGAGTTACAGAATGTTTTATGTTTGTCACTTGGAATTGATGAGCCACTGCAAGCACATTAGATGTTTGATCGGTTGTAAATAGCTGTCCCCAGTGAAGACCTCCAATTCCATCAAACGTTCCATCAAAGCCAATAGGTACTACAGTACCGCCTTTGTCAGTTGGCGGATCTTTCTTGTTCCAATATGCTTTAGTAGCTCCTTTAACTTCATCAACAGCTTCGTCATCTCTGTTATCTGCAAGAGTTGCAAGTGCATCTGCCAATGCAAGTTTAGGATCTGACGCTTCACCTCCATTTGCTTTTTTAGCAGTAGCTCCTGTACCTTCACATCCTTCTCCTGGATTAAGAGATGTGTCAAGTTTCTGCATTCCCATTAGTGTATCGTTTATACCTTTAGCATAATCAAAGTATGCCCCTTGTGGTTCATCGGTATTTTTTGCACCTGTCTTGGATGCTCTTTGAGTACCCATCATTATTGAATGACGAAGTGCTTGAGGTATTTCAGTGCTCATTCCCCAACTTCTACAAGATGTATTACCATATATTTTTAATTTAGGTCCTGGTGTAGGTGGTACGTAATTCTTATCTATTATTCTCATCGTTGAAGGATCTGATGGGTCATCTACTAATTCTATGTTCCAAAAACCTCCACATACATCGTTTACCTTTTTTGCAACCTTGAGAACATATTCATCTATTGTTTTAGAATCTTGAAACACTGTCCAGAGGAAATACGTATTTAAAAGAATTTTTCCTAACTCTAAATAGCCACCTGCTTTTATTGCTGTTGGAGCTGCTCCAATTCCTGATGCCTTTTTAATACCAAATGACGACCCGTTATCACCGCCTGTTGCATTTCCACTTAGCCAATGATATCTACCTGGGATTAAACAAACCCATGGATCAGCTGATGCATAAGGTACTCCTGAAGGACATTTCATTCTAGAGTCTGAACTATCAAGTCTCCATACGTGGCCTTTGTCCCAGTTTTTTTGAGGTGATGAACCTATAGATGTGAGCGTAGAGTTTCCTGCATGGTTACCTAATGGGGACATACCTGAAACTATCGTTGATTCGAACCACGCCCATGTTACATAATAATTCATGGTTGGTGATCCAAAAAATCCTGTTACTTGTTCCCACCAAGGAGTGTCATCTTTTGCATCTTCATCAAGATTTACAGACCCTCCGCAAAACACACCGCCAGGACTCCATGACACGTTTTCTTCTATATTTCTTTCAGCAATATCTTTTAGTGCAACTTTCATCCAATTTCCATTACCATCACCTTTGTCATCATCTTCTTTACCTGCACAGCCTGCAGCTCCTTTATTTGAAACGTCAACAGGACCACTTATATAAGCTTTACCTGGTGAATCTATTGTAATATCGCACGAATAAGATTTTGATGCAGGATCAAACGACCAGTTAAAGTCTGATATAACACCTAACATAGCATCAATACAACCTTTTGCAGTCTCTACCTTTGTTTGTATAGACTTCTGGCCCGCGTTCCAGCTTTTGAATCCTGTTGAAGAAAGCTTTGTCACTCCATTACCACCTGAATCCATATTCCAACCCCATTGAGCAAAAGCTGAAATTCCAGGTATGAAATAAGCTCGCTGAGCTTTTTTAAGTTGCTCTAAAGAATATAGTGTAAACTTAACTGTAGCTTTTTTCATAGATCCATTTGTACCTGTTGTGTTTACATCTATTGAATTCAAAACAGGTGTAGCAACAAGCCTTCCGCTTGATGCATTATCATAAAAATCTGACTGACTTCGTTTTTCGTATCCTGCTATTGGCATTGGTTCGTTTGAAAATGATGTTAATGACATCCACGGTTTTTTTGAAACTTTCCATTTGCCTGCAGGACTTGCCTTGCCTCTTGCATTTATTTCACTTGCTACTTTAGCCGGAAGTGCAGTACCTGTTAAATAACTCGCCATAATTATTCCTCTTCTGTATCAGGCTGCGGTGCCTGGTATAACCTTTCTCTTAACATTGCTTCATACTCATCTATGATTTCAGGTATTCTATCAGGATGAGGTATTCTAATTCTTTGACCTGGTTTAACATACATCGAACCTTTACCTATTCCTTCCTTCATGCTTGTTGTAATACCATAATTTGAAGATCTGTCAAGTTTGTTTCCGTTTGCTATTATCCACCATAGCGTAACGTCATCATAGTATTGGTAAGCTAGATTGTCTAATCTATCTTCTTGTAATACATCAATATAATAATCATCGACATGTCTTTCTATCTTAGGATATATTATTGTTGCGTAAACCTTTTTAGGTTTTAAATTAAACTTGTCTGTTCTTCTAGTCTTATTTGTTTCGTATCTTTTCATTGTTAGCTCCAGATCTCAGATTTAAAGAATTCACCACCAGATTGCCATATTGTACCATCTGCATTTACGAGGAATTTACCACTCATTTTTATATCAAATAGCATTGGTAATTCATGGCCTGCAGTTTCTTTGTCATCTCCATAGTTTATATCCCAGCCAGCGTCAAGATTTACAGTATAGTCAAAGCTGTCAACTATACATGGTACTTCTTGCCATAAAGCCCCTACTGTAATTTTCTGTATTCTACCTCCACCAACTCCACTGTACATCTTAGGTGAAATATAACCCATAATATCATTAAGAAGTCTATAGTTATTTTTTAATTCTGCTGAAGTAAATGCTGGCATAGTCAGACCTAGTGACCATTCTCTTGATATCTTATCAAACATATAAGCATTTACAGGATTTCCTGCATATGATATCTCTGAGTATGAAGGACTTAGCTTATCGCTTATCTCTGTTATATAAGCTCGTAATTTAATATCATCGTTAAATCTTATTTTTACATAATCTTTATCATAGTCTAGATCATCTGGAGACTCTCCTGGCTTTGTTAAACCATAATCTTTAATACCTATTCTTTGAACAGAGTGGCCTGGATAAGAATCAGATGTATCTTTCTTTCTAAAATCTCTAAATGCTTTAGGACTTCGTCTATGTTGACCTATGTCTATGTAACCAAATACATCAAATGTCTTTTCTCCACTTCCCGGAAATATCTCTCCACTATTAGCAGGTGATGTGACGAACAATTCATCTTCTGTATTTCGCTTAGCTGTTGGAGCTCCTTTGTTTTCTTCGTCTGTTCCAAACTTAGACTGAACAAAACTTTCAAGATCTGGGTTTCCATATTTATTATCAACTAAATCGTTTCCAAACTTATCATGTATATCTGAATAGTTCTTTGTCTTGTATTTGCCAGGGTTGACTCCTGCTGGATCTATATCACCTAGATTTTTTGGGAAACCTTTCCAACTATCTGGTGTATCTTGTTCGTATGGCTCATATCCATTGTCACCTTTGAACGTTAATATATTTAAGGATAGATCTTCATTTTCTGAACCACCTTGAGCTTCTGAAACTTTACCTGCCTCATAGTGAGTTGTAGCTTTCTGTTTGTAATAAGGCTCCTCTGGTGTATATAGAAAAGTACCTTCCAATCTTCTACCAGATGTATGCTTGTGCATTGTTGACTGACCTATTCCAAAGAAAGAGTGAGGGCCCATAAGACCTGAAAGTCTTTTTATAGGTTCACCAGTACCTCTCATCTTATTTAAAAATGTTGTAAACTTAGTATAAAGTTTTTCTAAGCCTTTTAGTTTTTGAGGTACCAATCCTTTACGAGGATTTTTAAAAAACCCAACCTCCATATCTTCACCTAGCTTTATAAGTCTATTGCTATCACCGGGACTACCTGGATTTAAGTTTTCAATTGTCTGAACTACTCTTTCATAAGTTATATCTCTAGGATTCAATGGCCCTAGTGCATGTCTATCTATATGTACTCCAAACTGAGTTAATGGTACTTGAAGTGCAAGAGCTAGAGGATTGTATATTCTATCAGCATTTGGAATTCCTAGTTGGAAAAACTGCTTTTTAGGGTTTGATGCTTGAAGTCCAAACTGCTTTAAGTTAAACATCAACCCATCAGGACTAACCATATATTTTGCTATTCTTACTGTATCTATAACAGGTGCAGTCAACATGTTTATTCTTTCAAATAAACCTTTAGGATTATCTTTACCTTTTTGTATACCTCTCTGTACGAATGGTGATTTCAACCAAAGTGGAGATCTAGGATTGTTTCTTTCAGCTTCTGTTCTTATATCTACAAAGTCGTTTTTGCCTACTTTTTTATATAACTTGTCAATGTTATCATTTCCAATTCTCATACTTCGTATATTGTCTGTTACGCCAGCAGGAACTGAATCATTTCCATCCCAAGGAGCATCGGTTGGTCTTACTCTTGCGAAGTAGTTATTATATTGCAATCTAGTAAATACATTTGATGAACCACCCATAGGAAGATTTTCATTAAAAGTAAATTTTGTAGTACCATCTCTCTTGTCAGGCTGATCTTCTATATTTAAAAACCCTGATGTCATATTATTCATATGAGTTATTTTTGGAGCTCCTTGACCTGAGAACATAGGAACTCTATCGCCTGGAGTTAGTGCAGCAAACAATTTCAGCATTGCGCTTGGTTTTTTAGCAGTTCTTGCCATTGGTGATACAGGGTCTTGCGTTGACTTAAACGGTGTTAAAGCCATAGGATTTATAGGTGCTGTAGTTGACTTGTCAGGTGTTGCACCAAAAGCAGCTGGATTTAAAGTTGACTTATCAGGTGTTACAGATAAAGGTGAAATAGGATTTTGAGTACTGTACTGTATACCATTCTGATCTTTGTTAGGTTCTAATGTACTATATTCTGTACTCTTCGTATTTGTATTTATTTCTTGAGTAGGATAATCTATTTTATTCTTATTTGTATTTATTTTTTGAGTAGGAAAATCTGTCTTATTTTGATCTGTATTTATTTCTTGTGTTGAAAACGCAGGTGATTGACCGAACTGCTGCTGTATAGGTTTTGGAGCAAACTTTCCTAAAGGATCTACTGAAGTTCCTACAGGCTGTTTGTTTTTCTTACTTTGTAAAAAGTACTGTTCTAGATTTTTAAAATTAAATGCCATGTTATGCTCCTATAGGTCCTGATGCTAGTTGAATTATTTTGCCTACTTCTTTACCATCCATAACCACTTTACCACCAGCTTGTATAACAGATATAAGTTCATCAAGTTTTTTTACTACTTCCGAACTATCTTTTTCTTTAGTATCAGTCTCGCTTGTTTTTGATGGGCCGCTATCGCCAACACCACCTATAGAACCAAGCTTATCAAGTACAGGCATTAAAGGTACTAGCAATAATAGTGATGCAGCAAACAATGTTAACGCTCCAGCCATTAGTGTAAATCCAATTGCTCCAGGTATTAATGTTATTCCTGCTAAACCTAATGCTGCAGTCCCAGCGGCAAATCCCATCATATCTAATCCTTGAGGTATCATACCTAAAGCAGAAGTGTATGCAGGTAGTACAAATGCTATAGCTCCTAAACCTAAAGTACCTAACAGTATCTGAGGTAGTAGTATTCCCATACCTGCAATTGATGCTCCAATTATTGCTAGACCAGTACCAAAACCAATTATCGATCCACTATCAATTCCTGATAGACCTGATAGTGCTTTTACTGCAGGTTCTATTGCTAGACCTAATGACATTGCAGAAAGTGCACCTAGTAATATTGCTGGTAACATGAATCCCATACCTGCAACTGCTATTGCAATTAATCCTAGACCTAATGCGAACCCTGCAATTGCTGCTGGATCAACTCCTTTTAACATTCCCATTGCCATTGCAGCTGGAATTATTGCAACGCCTAACACCGCTAGAGCTAAAGATCCTAATAGAACCATAGGGAATATCATTCCTAAGCCAGCTGCTGCCAGTCCTAGTACTCCAAGTCCTAAACTAAATGCTATCATAGACATTGGGTCTACACCTTTTATTAAATTAAATGCAAATGCTGCGGGTATCATTGCCACACCTAATAATGCTAGTACAGCTAAACCTTTTAAAATACTTGAAAACCCTTTCCCGAGTGATTTAAGTCCTGAAGCTAAGAATTTAAAGTTTGTTGCTAACATCGCTAGAGGTACTAGACCCATAAACAATAAAAACGGTATTGAAGGCAACGCCAACAGTAATGCAGGTCCAGCTAGAGCAAGTGCTGCAATACCTTTGAAAGTTCCTTTTCCCATTGACCTTAAGCCTGCAGCTAAATCTTGCATTTTCTTTTTAACACCACCTTTCTTACCACCAGCTCCTAACTTATCAGCACTAGGTAAAGCATCTTTTGCAACATCTTTTGCCTTGTCTTGTATCATATCAGTTGCTTTGTCTTTACCGTGGCCTAACATCTTACCTACTCCTGAATCTTTCAACTTCCCAACAAGCTTGCCTCCCATACCTTTTAAAGCAGGAGCAAAACCACCTACAGCTTTAACACCAGCCCCAAGCAGGTTTGTTGTTGCTGCAATTGTAGTTGCGTTTTCTTTTAAGTAACCACCATATCTTGCTGTGGATTCCATAAGCTTTGCACTAAATGCTGATTGTTTTTCGCCGGTCTCTGTAAGACCTGCAGCTTTGTTTAATTGTTTTTCAAGTTCACCAGTTGTTACACCCATTAAATCTGCTGCTTGTTTCTTTTGGTAATAATCCATTTGATTAAATGCTGATATACCACCAAGTTGGTTTAGCAA